GATCGAGGCGCTGTTCGCGAATGCCGAGATGATCGTGGCGCTGAAATTCTCCATCGGATTAGACCAAGATCAGCGCGATTTCTGGCGTGGCGATGACCGGCGTCCGGTCGATGTTGACGGCGATCGAGTTCGCCGCGACGGGTGCCGCGATGATCGGGCCGGAGAGCGCGGTCTGCGATGGCGTCACGGTATAGGTGCCGGTACTTCCGGCCGTGCCTGTGAGTTGATTAACGATCGTCGTGCCGTCGGCGACGTTGGCGCCGAATAGCATCGACGCCGCCGCGATCGAGCCGGAGGCGATCGCGCTCACGGTCAGCACCGTGCCGGCGATCGAGCCGGTGATCGAGGCCGCGGATGTCTCGGTCGTGCCGAGGGTGATCGCGACGATCTCCGCCCATGGCCCAAGAGCCGCGACCCCGGCATAGAAGCGGCTCGCGTAGATCGTGCCCCCGACGCGAAGCCGTTGGCCGCCATCGGCGCCGCTGAAAGCGCTTTGGATCGCCGCGGCGACGAGCGTCTTGGCGTTCGAAGGGACCGAGGTGAGGTTCGCGAGCCGAACCGCGATCAGGAGCGTCAGCGGAGTCGGGATTTCGAACGTCACATTGTACGTCGGAAGCGGGAGAACGTAGGCTGGATTGCTATCGGTGACGGTGACGGTGGTATTGCCGGTGTAGCCGCAGCCGGGGCTTTTCTTACGCCAGATCGCGGTGGCGACCGCGAGCGAGTCCCCGCCGACGACGGCCACATAGAGGCTCCTAGCGGCGATGCTGACGCCGCCGATCGTCACCGGGGCGGCCGTCGGATTATCGCGCACGATCGCATCGATCACGCCATCGACCGAGAGCACCGAACCGAGGATCGCGCCGAGCGAGCCGACGGCGTTCTGTGCGACCGATTGCCCGCGCCTGAATTCGAATGCCGCGCGGCTCTCGACGACGGAGCCGAGCACGCCGTCGGCCGGGTTGGTTATCGAGTCCCAGCCGTTTACCAAGCGATAGATCGTCGAGAGCGTGGTCGCGGGGCAGGGGATCGGCCCGGTGGCGACCGCGGCAAACGGGAGCGTCACGGTCCCGCCTACGCCGATCGTGCCGCCGCCCGTGCAAATGTAGAGGGTGCCGTCGGCCGCCTTCGCTTGCGCGCCCGTCGGGATCGGCACGCCAGCAAGGCCCGTGCATAGCGCCTGGACGACAGTCGGGAGCGCCGGCTTGCGGGTGATGAAATAGATGCGCGCGATACCGTCTTGCATCCGCCCGGCGGCGAACGCCGGATCGACGGAGTTGGCGAGCGCGAGGAATTGCGCGTCCTTATCGGCGGCGATCGCCGAAAGGCTCGATGCTAGCTGGCCCTGCGGGGTTTCGAGCGCGGGATTGAGGCCGCCGCCCATTGCCGCGTCGATGTCGGCGATCGCGCCGGCAAGGATGTCCGCCTCGGCCGGGGCGATGAAACCGGCCGGGCCGAATACCGGCTGCGGGACCGAAGTCGTGCCGCTCATCGGCCCACCCCGAACGATGCCGCCGAAGTCGTGCCATCCGCCGCGGTGATCTGGACCTGTCCGCTCAGCTTGCGGCCGGTGAAGTCAGAGAAATAGACCACCGCGCGCACCACGCCGGGGACGGTCAGCGCGGCGCCTACGAGAAGCCCGCGGATGTTTTCGAGCGCTGGCGCTTGGCCGAACACGGCATCGAAATACGGGATGCCTTTCGAGGTGTCATACCATAGCTCGCCGGCAAAGAGCTTGATCGCCGATGCGGCGTCCTGGGCGAGCGCGTACGGCCCATCGGCGACGGCGATGTTGCCGTGCGCGTCTTTGACCAAATCCCAGGTATCGATGTCGAGCAAGAGAGTTTTCATAGCGGCCCTCCTGTGTTGCCGCCGCCAGTCTGCACCCCGCCATGGCGATGGGTCGAGCCGACATTGACGCCGTTGTTTTGCATCGTGCCGGTCGCGCCGACGTTGCCATCGAGCGAGATCGTCGGCGACGTCACGGTGCATCCGGACGGTGCATCGATCCCGACAACCGGCGCGGAAAGCAAGATCGCCGTCGGCGACGACATCGCGATCCCGCTTGGCCCGAACTGGATATATTGTGTCGGCGTGCCATTGAGGCAGCCGCCGATGTAGATGCCATCCGACATCGAGTTGCGCCGCCGGCTTCCGGGATTGCTGATCTTGCGCGTCCGCTTGACTGCCGAGATGTCGCGGCTCGCGAAGATCGCGACGCCGATGTCGCCGACGACGGGATCGAGGATGATCGCGTTTGTCCCGCCCTGGATGCGTATATACGGGAGGCCATGAATAACGCCATGCGGCGTCGCCCTGCCGATGCCGTCGATCTGATTGACCATTGGCGTGACATCGACGAAGCCTACCGGGCTGACGCCCCCGCTATTCGTGACGGCACGAACAAGGACAAGTGTCGCGCCGTGGATTTTCGCAAGTATCTGCGAGATCAGGAAGCTATGCGCGGTCAGATCGGAGGCATCGGAGCCGAAATCTCGCGCGCCGGCATAGCCGGAATTATCGGGGTATGGTGGTTGGGTCGCCAAGACGATTTGCCTCGAATTCTGTGAACCATGCGCCGTTTGGCGTCTGCGCTTCAAGGTTGTGGCTCAGCTTGTTGACGGTCCAAATCCCGCACGCCGTCTGTAGGCCGGAGGTGATCTTGACGTTGCCCATGAACGCGATCGCGGGATTGTAGAGCGTCCGCACGCTGATCCCCCCGGCCGCATACGCCGGGTAGCCGATCATCCCGGTTGCCGGCGAGATGTCGGGGATCGCCGTGCCACGCGCGACGCCCTTCGGCGAGATGACGAGAACACTATGAACGTCGTCGAAATAGACATCGATGTCGGCCGTGAGCCGCGCCGCCTCGATCTGATCGCGGAGCGTGCCGGGAAAGTAGCTCGATGGTATCTGGCCGGTGACGCCGTTGTTTTCGAGCGTGTAGCCCATCGAGCGGGCAAAGGTTTCCATGACTGTCGCGACATCGGCCGGGCCTGGATAGGACGTCGGCGGAATGGGGCGCATCTTATCCATCGTGCCGTTCATGGCTTCGATGGTGAATTTGACATCGGGCGCGGCGTTGAAGTCCGCCCATGCCTCTTGGATCGTCCCCATAAAGACGGTGCCCATGCCGCTCGCGGCGTCGCCGGCCGCTACGCTGACCGTGTTTAGCCGGTCGCGCGTGATCGGCTTCCCGAGCGAAGATATCTTGTTGATGAACGATAGCGGGAGGCCGGAGAGGGTGATCGTCGCCGTCGAGAAACCGCCGTTGCCGGTTCGGATGATCTGCGCCGCGGCGCGGAGCGAATAGAACGTGGTATAGTCAGCGCCGGCCTCGCCGTAGTCGCCTTTGCCGAGGCCGATCGTGATGTCGAGCCGGCGTTCCGCGAAGCTCACGAGCGGTCCGTCGTTTCGACGTAGCAGAGCAGCCAACGCGCGCCGAGGCCGGATGGCTCCGGATCATCCTGGCCGGCGGTATCGAAAAACGCGAGATCGCCGACAAACCCGAGATAGGCGTCGCGCACGATCAGCACGGTATTGAGGCAGAGCACGCCTGCGATGATGAGCGCGTCGCTGACGTAGAGATCGAGGAAAAGCCCGGTCGTGCGCTGATAGATATTGATCCGGCATGGCTGGCCGGCGAGCACGGTCGATAGCGTCTGCGATGGCACCGGGTTGGTCGGGATCACTTGCATAGCTATTTGATCCAGTTCCCGGCTTGGTCATAGAAACCGTGCTGCCACGCGCCACCGATCACCGGCTGACCGTTGGCATACTCGCCGACAATCGGCCCGCCGATCGGTGTCGTCGTCGGCGCGATGCCGAGTTGCTTGCCCGACGAGTCGAAATACGGCTGTGTATCCGATCCCGTTGGCGTCACGCCGCCGCCGCCTGGGCCTCCGGCGATGCCGGGATCGCTACCGGGGCCACTCGGAAGGGTGCTCGCCTGCGCTTCGGTTATCACGGAAGGCTGCACCGCCCCGGAGTTCGTCGGCAGTGAGGCGCCTGCGGTTTTTGGATCGGTGATCGTCGGCGGCGTCGCCGTGTCCGGCGCCTTGGCCGGCTCCGTCGTAAAGGCGTTTTTCGCCGCTTGGCGGATTTCGCGAAGCCAGATATCGACTTTGATGAGGCTGATCCCGCCCCGCGCCTCGCGGCGGTAGTCGTAATGCTCGATGGTGTAGCCGCCATACGCGCCCTCTGGCGTGCGGATATCGAGGGGCGCGAGGCTATCGGCGAGCGCGTGCATCGCATCGATCGTCCGGCCCCGGTTGGCGACCTGTGGATCGTTTCCCGTTATGAGCGAGACGAGGCTTCCGCCGATCGAGGATAGCAGCGAGCCGGCCCCCGATACCGCGATCTCGACGCGGATTTCACGCGGGCGAATGACCTTGTTGTAAGTCTCAAACCCGCCTTGCTCGACCGGATAGTCGCTCGTCGCGTAGTCGCGGCGTACATCGACGGCGATGGTGCTATCGACGCCGACGAGCGCGGGCTGACCGGAGGGGAAAAAGAGGCCCCATTGCGCCCCGCCGGAAAAGGCGTTGATGACCTTGCGCACATCGGCGATCAGGAGCGTTGCCGTACTCGCGACCGCGCCTATCTGGCGGAGAACCGGAGGCACGCCCGGCGCGTTCGGGACGTTCGGAAACGCCGGAGTCGAGATCGGGATCAGCGCCATCAGGCGAGGCCGGAATTCGCTTGCGCGACGAGGCCGCGGCGGCGGAGCGCGGGCGCGATCGAGCGCGCGATCCCATCGGCATCGGTGGCCTGTGTGTTGATATTGATCGAGGCGATATGCACCTCGCTGCTCCGATCGACGTTCGCGGGCACCCCGCCCGCCGGCCGCCCGCGCGAGGCGGCGAGCATCGCCGGATCGGCCCCTCCCGCTAGGGCGCGATCGACCGCGGCGGCGTAGCGCGTTCCTGGCGTGCCGAAGGCGTCGCTACCGACGGCGCCGGTCGCGAGCCAGCGCATCGCCCCGCCGGCCCCCTGATTGTGCGCGTACGCGAGGGCGGCGAGTTGCTTGTCGGGTGAGAGCGCGCGATAGGCCGCACTATTCGCCATCATGGTTTGATGATGCCCGGCCGTGTAGGCGTCAAAGAACCGCTCTTGCATCGCCGGATCGGCGAGGAATTGCGCCTGCGATGGCACCGCTACCCCGAGCCGGCGCGCGGTTTCGGCGATCTCGGCAGCACCCATCTGGTAGCGCCCGGCGAAGCGGCCGGATGATCCGCCCATGATGTCATACCGGCCGCCGCTCTCGATCCCGGAGACCGACGACTTGAAAGCGCCGTACTGGCGGCTGCTGACATCGAGGCCGGCGGGCGGAGCCGCCCCCATGCCCTCACGATGCCGGCGCTCGAATTCGAGTTCCTCGGCCCCGGCCCCGGCGGACGGTTTCATGGCGTACAGAAATGCCCCGACGGGACCGGCGAACCGCGCGGCCGTCCCCGCTATGCCGGCTAGGATGCCCCGAGACGCCAGCGCGCCCGCGGCGGTAGCGGCGCCCCCCGTAGCGGCTCCGGCGGCCGTGGCGCCTGCCCCGGCGGCGGCGGCGCCCCCGCCGGCCGCGGCGGCTCCCCCGGCGGCGGCGGCTCCCGCTTGGGCGGCGGCGGCCCCGGCCGCGGCGGCCCCGGCCCGCGCGCCGAAGCCGGTAATCAGGCGGAGGAAGGCGAGTACCGAGCTTGACACTTTGAGCGTGGTAAAAGCGAGGCCGAGCGCGACGATCGCATCAGTCAATGGCGGGATCGCGGTGACGAGATTCGTCGCGGTGGTAAGGAACCCCTCAAGGTAAGGCTCTACGTCACTGAGAAGGCGTTGGCCGACGCGCGTTGCCGCCGCCGAGAAATCGGCCCATGCGGTCTGCAACCGCTCCGCCCTTTTTACTTCTTCTTCCGTCGGAAGGCCGATCCTTTTCTGCATGGCTAGATCGGCGCTGACCTGTTTCGAGCCGCGCATAATCAGTTGCGTGATGCCCTCGCCGACATTCAATTGCTGCGCGATGAGGCGGGCGAATTTAGGATCGACATCGGCTTTCTTGGTAAGCGCTGCGACAATTTGTTCCATGGTCGCGCCGCGGCCGAGGCCAAGCTGATTGAGCGGACCGATAAGCTCCGGCGATCCCATCCGGTTCATCCGCTCGACCGCATCGGAAAGCGCTTGGTACGATGCCCTTGCTTCGTCTGCGTTGCCGCCGATCCGGGCGACGGCTTGACTCATGGCGGCGATCTGCGGGACCGATGACGTGCCGACATTGCGCGCGGTCCGGCTGAGCGCGGAGAGGCTCGTCACGGCATCGGAAACGAACGCCCCGATCCCCTTGCCGCCGAGGAATAGAGCGAACGCGCCGGCCGCCTCTTTCTTGATCGAGGTAAAGAATTCCGCCGCGCGCTTGCCCGAGGCTTCGACCTCCTTCGCCGCCTGGGCGGCATTTTGTTTCGTCTTGGTGAATGTCGCCGCGGCCTGTGCCGAGCCGGTCTGATAATTCTTGGCGTCAAGCCCGAGGGTGACGATGAGTGCGTCGATGATCGTAGGCATCGGACCTATTCCTCGCGCGCGATCCGTGCGGCGATCCGTTCATTCTCGCGATCGACGGCGATTATTTCGAGCAGCATGTATAAATCCTCCGCGCCATAGACGGTATCGAGTTCGTGGAGTGTCGCGCGGTTCGCCGAAATCACTGCGCCGATGATGGCGGGGACGTTGACGTATCGGACGTATCGTCCGTCATTCCCGCCGTCATCGCCAAGCGGAATTTCGAGGTGATTTCGGCGAGCGAAAAACCCAAGTGGAGATCAAGCACTTCCTGGCGGAGCAAGAGCCGCGTGCTGACGTCCTCGATCTGGGTATCGAGCAAGTGGCCGGTAATCGTCGTGCCCGGCCGGCCCGGATCAGGGATGTAGGCGATGCAAGCCCACATCTCGTCAAGCAATGGCTCGACGAGCGCCCACGGCATCCCGAGAAGCGCGCGGACGCCCATCGAGGCGACGCCCATCAATCCGGCCTGGGCGAGATCGTCGGGGATTTCCACGCCAGATTGGCCCATCGCTAGGAACGCGCGAATGGCCCACTTCTCCGCCGCCGTAGCCGGCATTTCGGTAATGACGAACGCCTTGCCCTTGTCGCGGCCCTCGCCCTCGATGGTGATCTGCTTCTCGCGTCGCGCCATCAGATCGGCGCCGCCGTGATGCTATTCCACGTGATCCGATAGGGGCGCGGGCGGAGCGTCTTTTGAAGCTGCGCCATCGGCTTGTATTGGGTCAGAAATCCCCTGACCAGCGCATAGGATTTGCTGAGCGCGGGAAGCCGGACGATGCCATTGGCGACCATAAGCTCGCGGTTGGTTTCCTGGGCGCCGGCCCAGCTATCGAAAAAGTCGTTTGACGGGCTATCGGCCTGGAGGGTGATCGTCTGCACGCGCGGCACGGCGACCCATCCGGCGGAAAGGTAGCCGTCAACGCCCATCATCGTTTCCGCGTTGTCGATCGCCTCGGTGTCCCACATATCGTCAGCCGAGAAGCCTTGAAGCTGTACGGGAGTCGGGAAAAGCGATACCACGGTCAGCATAAAGACGGAATTCGCTGCGGTGATCGTTGGCATTGGCCTAGCTCCTTATTGCACGGTGACGGATGCGAGGCCGAGGCGCTGCACGCTCCCGCCGTCCATATACCAGAACGTGCAAGGCGGCGTGCCGCGTGCGGCGCGGACCTGTGGCGTCGCGTCCCTGACTTGGAGATACCAGCCGCGCGACGCGAGCACCGTGTCGATCTTGAGGCCGGCGGCGTTGTTTACCTCGGCGACCTGGGCCGACGAGAGCGTCACGCCGGGGACTACGGCGCCGAAATTGACCGCCTGATTGATGACGTCCATGCAAGCCGCCTCGATCATCGCATAGCCGACTTGATTGTACGGAACCGACTTGACTTGCGTCAGGAACAAGAGCAGCGCCAATTGGAATTGGTTATTCATCCAGATTTGGTTGACGTAAGTATCGAGCCAACGGAATTTGCCGGTGATCGCGCCCGGATAGAGGAATAGGAACCGATCATTGGCGGTCCCCCAGGCGCCGAAGAAATTGCACCCGTTGGCTTCAAGCTGGGCGGCGATCGTCTGGTTGACGATCTGAGGCGTGAGGCCCGATTGCGTCCGGAACGCCGCATTGGTCCGCCCGTTCGTCTCGGCGAAATCGATCGAGGCGATCATGCCCATCACGAACGCGGCGAGATTGATATCGGACGTTTCGTATATACCGAACGTGCCATCATAGGCGGCGTTGGCGATCTGCCCGAGCGCGGATGATCCGAAGCTCGAAGTGGTCAGGGTGATGTCGGTATCCCACATCACATAGACATAGTTATCGACCGTGGCATTGGTCCAAGCGGCAAAGGCTACCATGTCGCTCGTCGATGGCTTGAAGGCGGTCATAAACGAGGCGAAATCGCCCGTCTGGCCGATCACGGCATTCATCGCGCCCGATGGTGTCGATGCGACCGCGCCTTGCGAGGTGACGGCGCCGGCCGCCGCGGTCAGCGCGAGGCCGGTCGCGATCGTGCCAGAGCCGAAGCCGATCGTTGACGAGGCGCCGGTTGTGCCGCTCGAAACCACGAAGGCGCCGGCCGTGGCATCGTAGGAGACGACGGGGAGGGAGGCGGTCAGCGCGGCCGAGGTGACGGTCTGAGAGGCCGAGACGGTATAGGTGCCCGCCACGCCGGGCGAGCCGGAGAGTTGCGCGATGATCGTGGTCCCGGCCGAGACGGTGCCGCCCGCGATGACGTCGCCGACTTGGATCGCGCCGGACGTCATCGCCGAGACGGTCAGAACGGTGGTCGAGATCGAGCCGGTGAAAGCGGCGTGCTGCGGTCCCGATCCCCCGAGTGCGGTGGCGATGATCGCCGCGGCGTTCGATGGGCTTGTCGCGGCCGAGAGGTTGATCGTGCTCGACGTCCGCGGCGTGCCGTCGATCGTGACGGTCAGCACGCCGGTTAGCGCCTGGAGCGCGGTGAGCGGTAGGAGCGCGATCGAGCCGCCGCGGAGGTAGGCGCCGACATTGGCCGTCGGATACTGCGAGAATAGAAGCTGGCCGGGTTTCTTGTTCGAATTGTCGAAGCCGAGGAAATAGACCGCGGCGATGCCAGCCTCCTGCGAAGTGGGGCCGAAGTACGCCGAGACATCGGGGTATGAGGCGAACGATAGCACGGTCCCGATCGGGATGCGCGGATTTGTCGTGAGGACGAGGCCGGAGAGATCGAGCGCAGAGCCGCCCGCGGCGAGCACGCCGGGAGTGACGGCGACGATTGCCGAGGCCGGGATCGAGTTAACCGTCATGGCTTTGGTCCCCTATCGATGATTGTGGATAGACGCGGCCGTCATTGCACGCGGCAGAACACCGTGCCGGCGAGCCGATATGCCAGCGTGCCGTTGGCCGCCAACGTCGTGACCGCGGCACCCTGTATGGTGTAGCCGCTTGGTGCGGACACGGTTAGCGAGGTGATCGTCTGCGTTGACATGATCTCAATCCGGCCGCCCTGGGGCGACACCGCCGGGAGCGTGATCGTGCCGCTCGCAAGCGTGCCGGCCGGGGTGAGTTGGGTAAATGCTTGATTGGCCGGGATCGTGTAGCTAAAGCCGGTTGTGGGCACGTTGACGGCGAACGTGCCCGCGTAGTTTGCTCCGGCCGCCCAATTCTGCCGAGCCATGATCGGATCGACGATGCGACTGATCCCGATCTGCGATAGATGCGAAGTATCGCCGCCATAATCGAATGTAGTGGCGGCATCTCCGGCGCCCCATATTTCGCGCTCAGTATTGCTTGGTAGGCGCAAATCCCGCTCCCCGAGCCACGCATATACGACCTGCACTGTGACCGAGGCGCCGGCCCAAATTTGCGGAATGTAGGGGCCGCCGTAGCATTCGACGTCGCCTTCCCAGACCACGATTTCATTGTTCTGAATCGCCGCGCGGACGTTGTTGGCGATTACCGATCCACCGGGCACGTAGCCTATGCGAAGGTGGTTGCCGCGTTTCTGGATCGTATAGATCGGGTTTGCGCCGGCATCCGTAGCGATTTGCATCGCCGTGTCGTACGTAGGCCCGACCGCAATGCTGCCAACGAACACCTTGACCGGGGAGCCGGCCGTGAGTGTAGCGGAGGCGTTGGCGGCCAAGCCGACCGAATTCTTGCTAGTGTAGGTTGCGACCTTCGTCACTAGGGAGTTCGCCCCGGTCAGCAAATGATTCGTCGCGCCAGCCCCGGCGAGAATGATATCCGCCTTGGCCGTAGCGTCATTGGCGACGAACATCTGGCCGCCGACGAAAATCGAACCGGTCGATCCCCCATTGCCGTTGCCGTCCGAGACATAAGCATTGTTAGAGTTGGTGTATCCTGAGACGTAGCTACGCATATCGGCATTGTTGTAGAGGCTCGTCGGGATCAGGAAGCACTGGCCGACCATGCCGGACGTGAAGCTAGCGGCGTTGTTGCCGATTTTGAATGAAGGCGGCGCCGGGGCGATAAACTGCGCTGTCGGGGTCAGGGAGGTCTGGCCGCTGGTGACGAGCGCGCCCGCGCCGTTGGTGATCGCGCATGGCGTCGTGACCGGTAGCCCCCAAGTCACCGCCGCGACCACGAGGTTGCCTGAGCCGTCGGGGCCGATCCATAGCCGGTTGTCAGGCTTGGCTGCGAGGCTAATCGAGAGCGTGCCGGCCGCCGCCCAAAACGAAGTGCCGGTCTGTGCCGCCGTCCCAAGCTGCACCGCGAAGAAAAAATCTCTAGTGAGATACTGGCACGAATAAGGCGCTGTCGCGGTCGCAACCCCGGCAGCTAGCGACGGCACTTGTTTGAGAATCATCGCATCCGGCGACCAGCCATCCACGAGCATCCCGCCATACGTGCCGAAATCCATCAACCCGATACCGTTGACGCGAGCGAACGATCGCAAGAAGCTCGTGCAGTATTCGTGCGTTAGATGCACCGCTTCGGATGAGCCGTTGGTAAAGTTCTCGGTGCCCTTCGATCCCCCGGCGATCATCACGATATCCGGCGGCAGCCCGTTCGTCTGTGGCCAGCCCTTTATTGTCGCGATCGTAGATGCGACATCGTTTTTATACATCTGCCCGGCATTGGAGCCTTCGTTATTGCCCGTCATGTAAATGATGACGAGGTCAGGAGTCACGGTTCCGAGGCCATCCACCGGGACCGTCTGAATATACGAAAGCCACGGATTGCTATGCACGGCGTACCACGGCGGGAATGCCGCCGGGTTTGGCACGCTATTGAGCCATTGATATGTGGCGCCGCTGATCGCGCGGTTGACGATATGAATCGTCTTGCCGGGGTTCTGGCGCTGCAATTCCGCGCATAGGAGGCTATAGTGGTCATTGCCTCCTGTGCCTGATGGGTCTGGCGTGCCCCAGCTATCGCCGGTCACGACGACAACGATGCTATTGAGTGTGGCGCATCGGGGCATGTGCATTGCCCCTTGGATACCGATTTTCGGCACCGGAAGGCCCGGCGCGTTGAACGGCACCGCGCTCTTTTTGTAGTTCGTATCCTGAAAAAATCCTGTCGCCGTGTTGCCGTTGGCCCCTGTGGCCGAGGAAACGAATGTCTCCGCGTCGGAGGAAATCCAGTGCAGCGCGCTGAGCGTCTCTGACGCGAGATAGTTCGCCAAATTTACCGCCAGCCCGGCGTTTGTGACGAAATCGAAGCAGCAGAATAGGCCGGTCGAGTTCGCGAACGAAAAACCGGGAAAGAATAGGGTCTTGCGGCCGAAGCCGATCGCTGCGCGCCCGGCGGCGATAACGGCCGCGGAGTTGTTCTTGCCCCAAACGATCAGGCTACCGGGAATCGCGGTGACGGACGGCGCGGTAAATGTGCCGGCAATGGTGATCTGAAACGGTGACACGACCGAAGCGATGGTATCGCGCAGCGCGGTAGATTTTTGGATACTCCCTGTTGTGGCCGGCGCGGCGCCGTTGCTGATCCAGATTGCGGCGCCTACGCACGACGGCACGCCGGAGCCGTCCGACCCGGAGGTAAAGCACGGGCAAGCTAGGCTCTGAGTCGAGGCCGTGATCGGTGTCGGTGCGGGGATATTGAGGATTGCGGTAGCTACGTTGGCATTTACGCTATCATAGAAGAAACCGACGACCTTAGCGACGAGCGTTCCGCCCGCGGCGCCCGCGCCGGTAATGGCAATCGGCTTGCCGATCCATTCCGAGCCTAAGTTGATTCCCATGCCCGACGTCAGACCGGGAAACGTCACCTGGGCCACGGTCGCGCCGTTGTACGTGCCGGTGTTGGCAACGGTCACGCTCAAGCTCGCCATAGCAACCGTCAAAGTCGATGCGGCGACTACCCAGGTCGCGGTGAAATAGCCCTTTAAGCCATCATCGACGGCACCATAGACGGCATCGGTGACGGCGACGCCATTGATCGGCTCTTTGATTGCGTTGCGGCCAATTTGGTCTAGCGGCGGTAACGGCGCGCTAGTCGTGGCTTTGGCGGCCCGCCCGGAAAGCATCGCAACGCCGCCTACCGCTGCGACCAACGCTAGATCACGCCGCGATGAAATTATCGGCGACTCTATATCGGGCGAAGCATGACGCCGACGCTGAAAGCGAAATTTGCGCATCATTCTTGCCCCGCCGCGACCTGAGAGCCGGCCGCTCCATAGAGGCGAATCCGGCCCTTGAATGTGCCGCTCGACCAGTCGCCGCCTTGAAGCCCGATCCCGCCACCGCTCCCGAGCATGAAAGACGTTTGGTTGTTGCCGCTTCCGTCGTCGCGCACCACTTGAATTAGGCCGCCTGATTGATTTTGAATCTCGACGTTTTGCCGGCCCGGTGTCGCCGGGATGGTCTGCAAGAGCACGAAGCCGGTCATCGGGATCGTCGCCGGATTAGCCGAGAAGTCCGCGCCCGTGCCCGCGCCTTGGCCGAATGCCGGCGAGGCGAAGCCGAGGGCCAACGCGAGAATGACTAGCCTCATGGCATCGGTCCCCCCTTGGATAGTGTCGCGAGTTCGGCCGCGAGTGCGCGCAGCCCGATCCCGATCTGACGTTCGAAAACTTGCTCGCCGAGGCGATGGATTTCGGCGTGATGGACGCGGCAGAGCGGGATCGCCCAGGTATCCGACGGCTTGAGGCCCATCCCGCCATCGGTCCCGACGCGGAGGTGATGCGCCTCGACCGGGCGGGTGCGGCAGCCGTCAGCGGCGCACGGCTGCGAGCGGATAAAGGCGAGATGGCGCGGATTGCGGACCGGCGCGGAGCGCTGGCGTACGCTCATCCCATCACGACCACGATCGCCGCCGATGACGTCCGAACGGCGCTCGATCGGAGCACCTCGCGGATCACGCCGTCGATGTTAAGGAACGTCGCGCCGCCGGTCCCCGTGGTCCGGAGCGTCTCGATGACGATCCCGGTGGCACGTAGCGCCCCGGTCGCGGAATAGAGGCTCTCGCGGATCAGGCCGGTGCTGACGGCATCGGTCACGAGGCGACCTTGATCCCCGCGGTCAGCGCGTTAACCCCGGTCCCCGTCCAGGCGATGCCGGTTGCCGGATCGAGCGGGAAATAGCTATCGACCCAGCCGAACGAAGTCCCCGGAGTGAAGCCGGAGGCCGAGCCGGCGCTATCTACTCCCGCCGATGCCGCGCGGACATCGACGGTGCGCGTGCCGCTATCGGATCGTTTGACGCGGGCCTTGACCGCGACCGCATGGACCGCGGCCGGCGCGCTCGATAGCGGCGCGAAGCTATACAAATCCTCCTGCCCGACGGTCGATGAGGTGACATAGGCGATGTCATCGATCGGCGGATTGCTCGATAGCGAGGCCCAGTTCGCGGCGGCCCCCGTGCAGTTCCCCCAAAGCTGCCAGGACGGATTTCCCGTCGTTGGTGTCGGGAGCGTGGCGGGGGCGCCACCCGCATAGGTGTTCGCCACCTTGATCCCGGTCGTGCCCGCATCGACCTCGCTCAATGCGACGGAGGTATCGGTGATGAAGCCGATCGCGTAGGTCGTTCCCGCGGTCAGCGCCTGCCCGGCCGAGAATGGCGCGGTCAGCGTTGCGCCCGACGTCATACCGACGACTTCCGGGCCGGCGGCGACGAGCGCCGAGCCGGGCGAGCCGGCGGTATTTGGGCGGGCGGAGACGTCGAATAGCTGTGTCTGGTTACTCGGAATTGTCCAAGGGCCGCATGTATAGTTCGCCACGGTCTGCCATGTGATCGCATCGTCGCTATACTGAATATCGAAATTGTTCGTGTTGAAATTCTGCGAATTCTCTTTCGTGATTGCGACCTCGACGATGGTTTTCGTAACGCCAGGGCCATAGTCGTATGCCCACCAATTTGGTAAGGCCCCGGAGCCACCCCAGTATGTTGCGACGTTGCCATCCGCGGCGTTAGCCGCCGCGCCATTTCCTACCGTCGAGGCCGAGATTGTGCCGCCGCTGAATGTCTGCGGCGTTCCCGCTACCTCGCGGAACTGGTACTCCGCGATGTACGGCCCGCCGTTGCTAGGCGTCGTGTTGTACGTATAGACGCGCCAGTAGCGGTGCGCGCCGGTCGCGGCCGGAGGGCCATAGAGCACCGGCCGGAGCTTCACGGTCGCGCTCGTCGCCGCCGGGCGAACCGAGACCGAGTTGAGCGTCATGTTGACCGGCGGGGTGAACGGGCGAACAAAAAGCTGATTAGCGCCCGGCGCGTTGGTGTTCGCCGTCGCCGAGTAATCCTGCCCGATGATCGTGGCTCCTGGCGTCCATTGCGCCTGTGCGTCGCCGGATGGAAACGAGGTTTCGACGATCGGATTAGTCAATAGCGCGGCGTTGCATGTCGCGCCGGTCGCGTCGAAAAGATAGAGATCGTCGAAATCGCAAACCAAAGTGTTGGTCCCAGAGAAGCACCCAAGCAAGATAGAATTCGCATAATTGTTCGCGGTTCCATTCCTTGTATTGCCCGTGCCGCTGAGAACGGAAACCCCGTCAAGCCAGACCTGATAGGCAGCGCTCGCGCCGATCGTTATGTCGAATTCAAGATAATGCGTCGATCCGGTCGTAATTACGCCAGAAGAAACAGCTATATTAGACCCTGATGAGTGAGACGGCTTTACAACTATGTTGCCCGACCCATTGACCCCGACGAATACTTGATTAGAAGCGCCGTCTAATAAACTCAAACCGGAAGCAGCACCTCCTGTCCCGCTGCTCCAATTAAACCGAAATCCGCCGATGAGGCGCGAATAGTTAACCCCCAAGCCTCTCGTCAATGTCGAGAGGTTGCCACCGCCGGGTGTAGATATACGAATCGCGTTGCCGGGCGTGCTCAATCCTGCGACTATAGTTGGGCCAGCGGATAGGCTAGTCCATTCTCCCGCCCCTATAAGGCTAGCCGGAGTGGGTGTTGCCTGCCCTACCGGGCCATACTTATCAAACCCTTCCATGAAAACCAGCGCCATGAGCTAGACCCTCGCGGCTAGGATGGTAATTGTGCTACTCTCGCTTCCATGACAAAGCGCGAAGAATGGCGAGCAATACCAGATCATCCGGGATATGAGGCATCTAGTCTCGGACGGTTGCGGTCGATTGATCGCATTGTCTCCGACAAGAACGGCAGACCTATGCGCTATCGCGGCACACTGCTGCGGATATCGAAGTCGAAAAATAGGCGCTATCAGACAGTGCATCTTGGCGAAGGCCATTCGGCCAATTTGCACACCATAATCTGCCGGGTTTTTCACGGCCCCCCACCAACGCCTAAGCATGAAGTCGCGCATTGGAACAATAATGGACACGACAATCGCGAGACCAATCTTCGATGGGCCACCATTTTGGAGAACCGAGACGATCAGCATAGACATCGGACTAGGATGAATGGCAGCAAGAACCACAAAGCCATCTTGTCCGAGGCTGACGTGTACGCCATTCGCGCATTGCACGCGACAAAGCGAATGTCCCAACAGTTCATCGCTGATTTGTTCAAGGTATCTCGGCCGACAATCACGCTGATCATCAACGGGACTAATTGGAACCACCTTCGCTAAACGCGGGCGCATAGGATCGTAATCCCCAAATCGGCGAGGGTCGCGTCCTGCGTAGGCGCGACGAGTTGGAGCACGTCGCCGGCCGCGAGCGTGCCGCCGGTTCCGGACAAGGCGGCGGCCGTCGGCGAGGATGAGAGGACGGTGATCGTGCCGAGCGCGGTGATCGTGGTTCCGCCGCTGATCCGGTTAAGCGTGAAAGCGGCGTTAGCCGTCGTCGCCGTGCCCTGGAACACGCGCGCGCCGGATAGCGCGCTCCCGATCGTTACCGGCATCGCCATCGGGAGGTTCATCACCTGTCCCGCCGCCGGCTTGCCGGGGAGGACGAAGCTGATCGGGATGTTCTGCACCTCGGCCGGTAGCTGGCCGTATGTCGCGGCCCCGGCGAGGCCGGAGAAGTTTGTCACGCCAGAGCTTGGCGTCGCCCAGGCGAGGTTTGCCGCCCCGCCGCCCGCGGTGAGCACTTGCCCCGACGTGCCCGGCGTGAGCACGACCCATCCGGTGCCGGAGCGATAGAGCATACTGCCCTGAGCCGCCCCCGCGGCAGCGTCTAGGATCGCCGAGAGCGAGGTTGCGGCCGGCGGGGCGGCGACGGTGCCGGGATTGGCGAGCAAGGCGCTAGGCGCGATCGTAGCGAGCGCGACGGTGCCGTTATTGAACGATAGGCCGGCGCCGATCGTCGCATCGACGAGCGCCGAGCCATTGCTGACGATCAGCCCGGCCGCCGGGAGGCCGAGGCTCGCGAGCGCGCCGAGGCCGGCGATGTCGGCGACGGCGAGGGTGACGGCGCCTTGCCGGCCAGCAACCGAGGTTACTGGATTGGCTTGCCCGTCGAGCTTGTCCCATTTCGAGCCGTCGAAAGTGATCCAATCCCCGGCGGCCCAAACGGCGACGCCATCGATCGCCGTCGTGCCCGCGGTCCCGACGACATAGTACTGCCCCGTCGTGCCGACACCGGAAGCGAGCGCCGGGCTATTCGTCGCGGCGTTCCACGTCCCCTGAAAATGGAGACTGCCGAGGACGGACGCCGGAAGCTGCGCGGTAGGCACCTTGCCGGTCCCGTCGAGCGCGGCATAGCCGCCGGCCGCGCCCTTGTTCGCCGCCTGCTCCGCCCCGACGACACGGGCATCGTCGCCCGCCATGACAGTACCGGCGACGGTGCCGAAATTGATCCCGATCACACCGGATCGAGTGATCGGCCCGCCGGTCAGGCCAGGGCCGGTATCGATCTCCGCGACCGTTCCCCAGGCCGGTTGATTGCGCCACGCGGGGATGGTGGCGCCATCCGTCGTCAGCACTTGGCCGTCGGCGCCGAGGCCGAGCGCGGTAACGATGTCTATCGCTGCGATAGTCCGATCAGCCATGGATAGCCCCTATCCGGAGATCAATCGATCGCCGTCGCCGCCGACGAGCAGATCGCCATCGCCGCCGACGAGCAGCGTATCGGGGACTAAGGGGAATAGATCGACCTCGTTTAGCGTGACGACGATCGTATCGGCGAAATCCTGCCCGATGGTGACGATCGGGTTGACTTGCAACGTGAGATCGATCGCCCAACGGAATTCGACCTGTTGCTCCGCGTTGATGAACGGCGTCTGCCGCGGCTCGCTGGTATAGAGCGGGGCGATATCGAGGCCCGAGATCGCGAGGCCATCGCTCATCGACTCATCGCGAAAGATCGCCGCCACGATCGCCGCGTTGTCGGCGCTGTTCGGGCCATGGATATCGATCTGCACGGTGACGGCCGTCGGCATCCGGATCAGCTTGACGCCGGCACCGGGGATATCGTCGTACGTATCGACATTCGTCGCCAATCTCTCGCGGGTGATCGGGATCATCACGACGAAATCCCCGCCGGCGGGCTCCGGCACCCGGTTGATCTCGCCCTCGATCACTTCGGTCCCTGGCGCGATCAGCGATAGGAGCACCGCGCGGAGGCCGGCGAGCATGTTCGACTCGGTGAGCGCGAGCGTGGCCGACATCGCGATCAGGCCGCGTCAGTCTGCAAGGTCACGGCCACGCAACACCAGTCCGGCCAATCCTCCAAAACGAGCGTCACGAGATAGACCCGCCCGTCCGGCATGGTGATGAGATCGCCGCCGCGCCGATCCGGCCGGATGATCCCCTCCCACCGTCCGTTGACGTAAATCTTGCTCTTGCTCCCCTGGATGCCGAGCGCATCGAGTTGGAGGATGTCGTTGTACTGCAAGGATTGGACCTGACACGGCACCCTGACCGGTTCGGCATAGGTAGGCACCCGCTTACCGTCCGGCGCCGTCGTCGAGCCGGTAGAGGCCCGTAGCGTGGCGATCGAGGTCGGATTGATCGCGCCGACCGCGGGCGCGACGATCGAGTGCAAATTCATGGCGTACCGTCCGATACTTCATGGTCGATCGAGTTGAGTAGGTTCCCGCTGTCAACCAAGGGTTTGGTCGATACCCCCTTCGCTTTCTCGCCGGCCGCGACGCGCCTTGCCGCCTCGCCGACGGTCCGCCCGGTGACGACGAGGGCGGGGTTTTTCTTGCGCATCATCCGGAGCATCAGCGTGATCGGCGAGAGCGCGGGCGCGATCGTATCGACGATCGACTGACGAAGCTCGCCCGCGATATGCTGGCCCATCTGATCGAGGGCAATCTTGGCGTCATAATCAACGGATTTCAGGACGAGGCCGAGTTCCTTGCCCCATTCGCCCTTGTGCGCGGTAATCATCGTGCGAAAGAACGGCCGCGGCGGGATGCGCGCCCGCGGCGCCCCGTATTCCTGAATTGCTGCGATCATCGCGACCGGCGTTCCGTTCGGATACTTGGCGTTTTCGAGGAAGCCCACGCGCACGTTCGGGAGCTTGGCGACCTTCGCCGCGATCTTGGCGAGGCGCTTGGCCATCTGATCGCCGCCCTTGACCGAGGCCATCGGATCAGTACGGGAAGAACGGCGGGACGTCGAAAGCCGGCTGATCGCCGGGGATGTAGCGCATCGTGCGGAGCGAGGCCGTCGCCTGCCAGAACGCCGCGCCGTATTTGGTCTGCATCCAGAACGCGGCGCTATCCGGGCCGGGCATATCGACCGAGACGTTGACCGATCCCTCGCTCGCGTTGGTGATCCGCCCGACGAGCGGGGAGGCCGGCTGGCCATCCGCCGTCGGCGAATTGAGCGCCGCGATATGGGCCACGATCATATTGAGCAGCGCCCGGCGCTTGTTGACGTCAGGAACGGGAGAGCACGCGGTATTATCGAGGTAGAGCACCGCATCGTTATCGAAATACGCCTGCGCGAGCGCCTGCCCGGTCGAGCCGGCGAGTTCCGGATAGCGCGCGGACCATCCGGTATAATCGAACGTCACGATTCCCGTTCCCGACATCGGATCAGGCCGCGGCCGGAGGCGGCGGGGGCGGCGTCGCGGCGGCTGGCGCTGGCGTGGCGGCCGGTGCTGCTGCCGTGCCCGGTGGCGGCGGTTCGGCGGCCCGTGGCGCCGGGGGCGCATCCGGCGGCGGTTCGGTGCCCTGTTCGGCGAGCTTGTTGTTGTCGGCATCGTTGGCCGCGGCCTCTAGGTGCGGCTCCCAGCCGAACGTCGAATGCACGTCGGAATGCTTCTCAAGATCGTCGTCGCTCATCTTGGTAAACACGTCCCGGTGCGCCGGATTTGCTTCAAGCCATGCGTCGATCATCGCGATCGGTACGTTGCGGGTGATGCCGAGGCCATGCACCGCGTCGGGATGACGCTCGCCGACGATATCGCGGTACTCGCGCTCCGGCGCCGCGCCGGGCCGATCAGGATCGGCGTCTTTATCGATCTGGTAGATACGGATCGTCATCGGCGCGCTGCTCGCGACCGTCGTTGTATCGCTCATTGTGCTGACCTTTCAGATCGGGAGGGGGGGAGGCGGAGCCGTGGAAGGCGGGGCCTTACTCGACGTCCTCGGCCGTCGTGATCTTGCGCTTGAATTCGGCCGGAAGGTCTTTCGGATTCATCCGTTCCATGCCGCTTTTCTCGCCGCGACGGTCTTTCGCCTGGGCATCGACTTCGGGCGTCTTGGGATTGGCAAATACCATCCCCTTTTTCACGAAATCGGAGTCCGCGTTCTGCTTGAGCCACTCGGCGAAGGTATCCGCATCGACGCCATAGGTGAGGCCCACGCCGTTGCGGATGTCGTGAAGCGGGGCCTTGTTGAAAAACTTCGCCGGGCCGTTGAGCTTGATCGGATCGCCCTTTTTGATGGCACGCTTTGACCGGCGCGTGCCGCCGCCCATCACCGGCTCATCCCATTCCTCGGATGTATAGACCTGTATCACGAGGCCCGTCGGGATTTTGCAGGCAACCGTCAGTGTCCCGGCCATCGCGATCAGACTCCAAGCATCTGCGCGAACGCAAGGGGATAGCGGATGACCGCGCCCCAGGTGCCCGCGGTTTTCTTTTGCTTCCAAGACGAAAGCGCGCGGACCATGTTGTGATCCCGGCTTTTCTCGTTGAAGCCGCAGTATCCGGTATCCTTGCCGTCAAACTGCTTGGCGATGAGTTGTACGACATTGCCGGCGACCGTCGCGTAGCGCGGATCGACGACATAATCGAGGTTCGGAAACGACTCCTTGATGAACGCCTTGATCGTGATCCCGAACGAATTGACCGCGGTCATCGCGCCGGCCACGGTGTTCGGATAGACGAGCGTCATCGCCGAATCGGCGTCGATCAGACCGCCGGTCACGCTGAATAGCTGGTTGGCGAGGATTTGCACGTCGGCGTACATTTCGGACGCCTGCGCATTGATGACGCCGGCATTGACCCATTTGACGCCGCCGGCCGTTTTCGTCGTCGGTGTGGCCGCCGCGGGGAGCGAGGGATCGTTCAAAATCCCATAGTTCTGCAAGCCCGAGACGCCGAAATGGTAGCAAAAATCCATGAATTTATCGAGCGTCTTGGTAGCCGACGTCTGCTTCTCAGAGACGAGGTTTAGCTTCGCCTCGCCCGCGCGATCGGCCTCAAGATCGCCCACTTCGATGATCGTCTGGAAAAGGTAGGCTTGGCGGAATTCCCAATCTTCGTTGATATCCGAGCGGCCGTTCTCGTTGTAATCGCCGTAGCTGCTGACCTCGCCGGTATTCTCGATCACCGGGATCATCAGGGTTTGGTCTGTCCAAGAGCCTTTCTTTTGCTCGCCGAGGATTTTCGCGCCCATGTTCGGCGTCTGGAGGATGCGTACGACCTCGGGATCGACGAGCGTCGTAAACCAAGCCGGGATGCCGGAGTTTGGCGTCGTGACGAGCGTCGGCTGCGCGTCCATCGCCATGATCCGCTGCATGATCTGATCGGCGCTTGTGCCGTCTGACCAGTCAAGCGCGAACGGAAGATGAATACCCCAATCGCGAGCAAGAATAGCGGCGTCGCGCGCGAATTCCGGATTACGTTGCATGATACTGTCTCCTGTTGTCGGGAGCGCGGTGAGAAGGGATGGCGCGCGCCGGGTTGTGCTCGATCAGCCGAGCGGCGTATTCGACATCTTGACGAGTTCGCCCGCGGCGCCGGCCGTCATGGCGATCCATTTCGTTTCTGTCGCGCCGGAAACCGTCGCGCCCGCGGCGGCGAACGAAACCGCCCCCGTGGTATTGTTGGCGAAGGCTTTCATGCCGACGGTGACGGCTCCGGCGCCCGCGTTTTTGACCCAGAAATCGCCGCCGTTGAATAGCTCGCCGATGCCGAAACCGGCCGGAACCGTCATCCCGGAGCCGGCGAGATACGTCCCGATCAGCCCTTGGAGATCGCGGTGGAGGAAGCCCGTCGGGGTGCCGGAGCCGGCATTCGAGAGGATGATCCCGGTCGAGTCCGCCCAGGCGAATAGGCCAACGGTGAGGCCGTTGGTGCCGGCGACGAAGCCGCCGGGGACGGAAAGCACGGAATGGCGCGGGTTGGTCGATGCAAAGTCGCCAGCGACGGCCGGCGCTTGCGTGACGTTAACGGTTCCCTGGAAAGCCATGATGGTTGTCTCCGATCGTTTGACTGAGGGCGGGGATCAGGCCGAGTGCGAGAGCCGGCCGACGTTCGGAAACCGCTCTTTCAATTTGGCGGTCCCGGCGGCGTCCATCCCGAGCCGCGGCGTGCCGCGTGCCGGCTCGCCCTTGGGCGGTAGCATCCGCACCATCGCCGCGTAGGCGGCCTCGGGGACGTTGGTGAGATCGATCCCGGCGGCGTCGAGCGCGAGCTTATAGACCGCCTCGGCGCTATCCTGGGCGATGGTGAGTTCGCCGATATGCGGGCGGACCTCGCGCTCCGCGACCGCGATCGCGCGGAGCTTGGCGATCGTCGCCGCTTCCGTCTCGGTCCGCGCTTTCGCAAGTGCGGCGTCCATCGCCTGCTTGGTGATCCCGGTATTCATCGGCTGCGCGTCCTTTCCTTTGACGAATGGCGGGGCGTTATCCTTGCCGCCGCCGCCGCCAGCGGCTGGTGGCGCTTCTCCGGCCGGCGGATCGACTTCGGGCTTGAGCAGGGTCAGAACCGCCTGGATATCCTCCGGCGATAGCTTGCCCTCAAGGAATTCAGCGACGCGGCCGGCGGCGTCAGCCTCGCCATCGACCGCACCATCATCATCAGGATCGGGGCCGGGCGGGGGGACCGGCTCGTCTGCGACGCCATCGGCGACGTCATCGAGCTTGTCGAGCATCGCGGTTACGTCAGCGATATCGGCATCCGCCGCGAGCTTGCCGAGCGTCGCAGCACCTAGCGCGCTGACGATCTTCGGCTTGCTTGCCTTCCAGTTTTTCGCGGTGACACCGGTCAGGACCGGGGTGAGATCGATGGCCTTGTCTGCCGCCATCTTCGGATGGAGGTAGGCGCGGAGCGCGCCGGACGCGAGAAGCGCCTTGCGCGATAGCATCGGCCCGGCTGGTTTTGTTGCCATGGTAGCCTCCTTTGTGATGACAAGCGGGGAAAGGCGCAGCGCCGCATCGCCGACGACGACATCCGAGCCGGCGCGTCCGCTCTCGACGAGCGCGACATGGTTCCCTTGGATATCGCGCATGACGCCATCGTACCGCTCGCCTTCGTAGGTTCCTGGCGTCATGTCGGCGCGGTAGCGGTAGCCGGAGGAAAGCTCGCGCTGATCCTCGGTTTCGATCCCGGCGATGGCTGCGCCATCCCAGACCGAGAGCGGCGCGCGGAGATAGGGGTGATCGTAGCGGATGTCGGAACCGACGGAGCCGACGACGAGCGAATGCTTGTGATCGGTTGCCGTCATCGGCCGATGGACCGAGAGGATCGATTTGCCGGCGAAGCTCGCGGCCCCCTTGCGGAGTTCGTCGGGATCGCGGAGCAGCTTATAGACGCGCTTCGGATCGAGGCCGAGCTTTTGCCAGTCGGGGATTTCGCGGCCGATATATGGATTGACCGCCGCCTTGCTGATATTGGCGATCTTGACGTGCAAATGCCCGTCCTGATCGTATGAGCGGACCGACTCATCGAGGGCTAGGGGCAGCGTTTCGCGCATCGGGCGGCCTCCTAGCTCTGAAAGGGGTTTTCGACATGCCGGCTCTGATTATCGGCGACGAACAACGGGCGATGATCGGCTCGCTCCGCGCCCGCATGGCCGCCAATCCGATCGATCCGGCCGAGGCGATGGCACAGGCGAAGGCCGATCCCGCGGCGTACCGGCGGCGGATGGGCGCGTTTACGATCGAGCTACCCGTAGGCTATGTCGTGACCTATTCGGTCGAGCGCCAGCCGGAGGCGCCGCCGCCTGGGCTTTGCGCGCACATCAGCATCAGCGTGACGCGCGCGCGTCTGATGCCATCGATCGAGGCCGTCGATATGATCCTCGCCGAATTCGGTATGGCGGCGGTCCAGAGTGGCAAGTCGAAAATATGGGTTGAGACGATCGACGAGCGGACCAAGGCCGTCAACGTGATCCAGTTGCTCACGTAGTTCCGGATAGGCCGGCGAGCGCGGGGAGGATCGCCTTCGACACGCATCGGCAGTTGATCTCATGGCCGGGCCACGTCCAAACGCCTTCAAGGTAGGCGCCTTTCTCGACATCGTATTTCTTGCCGGAAAAGGCGACGTGCTCCGGGCGAGGCTTATTGCCGCCGGCCGAGTGTAGCCAGATCGCCTGCTTGATCCCGACTTGGGTTTGACGTGCCTTGGTCACGACCGCCGTCATCTTGTTGCTCTGATCCTTGGCGATAAACGCGGCGCGGCGTTTCGTGACGCCATAACCGGCGCTGAGTTCCTCGGTCAGCGCGTGGAGATCGCGGCCGACGGCGGCCGAGCGGAGCACGGCGGTTTCGACCTTGGCGAAGTGCTGCGCGGCGATCGTCTTGATGAGGCCGACATTCTCGCCAACGGCGGCGTCCATGGCGTCACGAATGGCCGGCGTGGTCTGGAAGCGGACCGAGATGCCGGCTTTGCGGAGGCTCGCGGCAAGCGCGGCGTCGGAGCGCTCTGAGACGTGCTTGGCGAAGTGCGCAGCGATCTCCGGCGCGGCCTTGTCGAAACGGTCGATCCAACGGTTGCCGAGACGCCGCATCTTGCGGATCAGCGCGGCCGAGGGGACCGGCGCTGCATCGAGCGCGAGATCGTCAGCTTCGGCCTCATAGCCGCGATAGGCGGCCGTGATCCAGTAGAGGATGGATCGGTGCATCTCGTCGATCAGCGCCGTGAGGCGCCTTCGGTACGCGGCCTCTATGCCGATATTCGGATGGACCGGCGGAAGTGTCTTAGGCGGCTGGGCCATCGATCAGGACGTCGCCAAATCCCAGCCCCGAGCCGCCGCCGATACCTCCGGCTGATCGAGGTAGAATTGCCCCGATCCGCCGCACGATGAGCAGCGGACAAATCGCTCATCGGGGATCGCGCCGACGATCCGAAAGCCGTTCCCGGCGCACGTTCCGCATCGCATGAAGCCAAGGCCCGCGCCGTTCCGCGGATGCGGATCGAGGAAGCCGGCGGCGGGATCAGGCATCGTCCTCGACTTCGCTGTCGTCCAACATGCTCTCGGGGAGCGGCATTTTCTGGCCGACTTTCGAGGGCTTGCCGAGGAATTCCGCCTCCCCGTCATAGACGACCTCATCGCCGATGGTGACGATGCCCCCGTCATTCCAGCGCGCATCGGGATCGCCGGTATCGTCCGTGTTGTCGTCGTCGGGTTTCGCTGCTTTGTCGCTCTCGCTCATCTCGCCATTTCCTTTGCTGCTGACCGGATACTATGCGCCAAATCCGCCTAAGTGGCGACGGCCATCTTGATATAGGTTTTGCCGTTGCTGCCCTTCGTGATGTCATAGATTTCGAAGGATTGCCCGTGCCGCAGCATAACCTCGTTTTCCGCCGATCCATATTGGCTGACGCCATGAACGCCGATCCCGACGGCGCGCGTGCCCTTGCGCACAACGATCTGGAATTGGACGTTATGACCCTTCCCGATCCCGGCCGGCTGATCGGCAAACGACGATGATATGAAGCCGTCTTTTGAGTAGCGGACCGGCTTGCCTTGCTCCAATCCTTTCATCCACTGCGCGATTTGCTTCTCCGGCACCTGTTCGCCGCGATGGGCGATGAAATCAGTCGTGACAGACGCCTCGGGCATTTCGAATAGATCATCGATCAGATTGGCTTTGGTGATCGCGCTCGTCGATGAATGATCGGGATCGCGGAGTGCCGCGTTGATGTCGGAATAGCCGCCGCCCGAGTAGCTTTTAACCGCGTCGAGCGCTACCGCCCCCTCTCCCTTTTGCCAGAATCCGCTAAGTGCCGTTGGGCAGGCTTCCTTGGCGATCGCGGAGGTGATCGTATCCGTATGCTTCGCCCCGGCCGCGAGCGCGTGAATGTTCTGGATGCGCCTGAGCTTGGTTTTCGCCGATACACGTTCCGTCGCCTTGACGCCTTGATTGACCCAATAGGCCGGGATCGCCGCGGCATGATCGTCCGCCTGCTTGGCGGTCCCTTTCGCGGCCGTGGCGAGCGCCCCCTTGGCCGCCGGCTTCGGCGCTGGCGTGGCCTTCGGCGGGGCTGGCATCGGGGCCGGCGTCGGCGCGGGTGCCGCCGGATCGCCGCCGAGTGCGGTGATCCATTGGTCAGCGAATTTCTTGGCAAAGCCGCCCTGGTACATGCCGGCGGCTTCCGCCTTGATCTTGGCCGCCTTCTCGGCATCGGTGCCGGGGCCGGTCGCGAGCGCGTAGATCGTTTTCTGCGGCCCGGAATCGGGATGCGGCATCGGCCCGGCGAGCGGCGGGGGTGGCGGCGGAGCCGGGGCGGGTGTCGGGGCCGGGGTTGGCGCGAGTGTCGGCGCTGGCGTTGGGGCCGGCGTCGGCGGAGGTGGCATCGGCGCGGCTTGCGACTTCGCCATGAGATTGGCGAGCCACGCATTCGCGAACGCGGCATCATCGGGATTTGTCGTCGGAGCAGTCGCGTATTTGGAGAGCGTCGCGATCTTGTCCGCCGTGCTGTGCAATGCTTCCTTGGCGTACGAATCGATATACTGCTGCGTCGCCGTCGATTGCGGGAGCGGCGGTTCCGGGATAGCCGGCGTGGCCGGGGGCGAGGCTACCGTCAGCGGCGATACGGGGGCCGGTGGCGCCGGAGGGGCGGCCGGCGGCTTCCCGCCAGCGCCGAGCTTGGCGAGCGTGCCCTTGGCTAGCCCGTGGCTCTTTTCGAGGTGCGCGAGGACGTTCTTCGCATAGGTCTGCGTATTGTTGCCCTTGAAGCTCGCGGCATACTCTTTGATCGCGGCGGCGATTTCCTCCGGCGATTTGCCCTCGGCGAGCATCGCCTTCGTCATCTCGGCGATTTTCTTCGCCGCCGGGCCAGCGTAGGAGGGCGGATCAGGCGGGGCGGGCTTTGGCTCGACCGGAGCGGCCGGCGCCGCCGGGGGTGCCTCGGTGCCTGCCGGCGTGGCCGGTGCGTTCAAGCCGTCGAGTAGCTTTTGCCCGTAGGCGATGACATCTGGGTCTTTCGAGTCGAGCATCACGTCTTGGACGTTGAAAATCTTGTTGTTGAACGTCTCGCCTTCCTCGGTCGCGTAGGCGTAGAGATCGGCCTGCTCCGCGCTCGAATCGTCATCCGGCTTCGGGAGGAATTTGCCGTCCGGACCGCGGAGATGGGCATCCTCGAAAGCCTGATTCTTGACGCCAGGGGCCGTCTCGGCGGGAGCGGGCGGCGTCTCGGCCGGCGCGGCAGGAGCCGGAGCGGCCGGCGCCTCGATCCCGGCTTTCTTTATGATGTTGTTCTTGCGCGCGATCAGCTTTTCCGTCAGCGCCGCTTTTGCCGCCGCATCGCCGGGGCCGTGTTCTTCGACGAGCTTCGCGATCGTCTCATCAGGAACGGCGGCGACTTTCTCCGCGCTCGCTTTCAGTTCCGCGTCGGTCATGTCGCCAAAGATCGCGGCGCCTTTCTGGCTCACCACGTCACCCGCGCGCATCAACTCCCACTCGTCGGCTTCATCGTCGAAGGTCTTGCCCTTTAGGCCGCCGAGTCCTTTGTAATTGAGCGCCCCGCCCACATCCATTGTGTGCATGACGCCATTGAGCTTGCCCTGGTTGTACGTGTCGGTTCCGGCGGCGTCATGGTTCGCCAGCCACGCATGGACGGCGAAATGCTGCTGCGCCTCTTTGCGCTCCGCTTTCGACGCCGGGTTGATATCGGTCGCGTCGCCCTTCCATTTGCTCGACGTCCCGAGCTTGCCGCCGCCGACATCGACCAGCCGCGAATGGAATACCGGGGCTTTCGCCGCCTGATAGAGCTTGCCGGCAAGCACCTCGTTTTTGGCGTGATCGTCCGATTTCGACTGCTTGATATAGTAATGATCGCCCTCGGGGCTTTGGTATTTCCCGCCAGGATTGCCGCCAAGCTGCGGGCCGACCTTTTTCCAGTCGGCGACGTTCTCGACCTTGGTCGCGCCGCCGCCACCGCCACCGCCGGAGGTGAATTTCCCGCTCTTGTCGCGATCGACATCTTCTTCCTTGAAGGCATCGCCCGCGATCCGGAGCGGCGAGATCGGCGCCTTCGCTTGCGCGGGATCAGCCGGCGGCGGCTCATTGGCGTTGGCCGGATCAGGCATCCCGCCGAACGGATCGCCCTCGCCTTCCATGCCGCCACCGCCGGGCGGCTCCGGGAGATCATCGACATCGAGGCCCGGATATAGCGAGTCCTCGGCGTCGGCGATGCGCTGACGCACCTCGGCCGGCGAGAGCACGCCGCCGTTGACGTACTCCATATCGGTATCGGCATCCGTCTTGCGGACCTGGGCGGCTCCGGCTTCGTCGAGTTGCCAGAGCGGTTCCCAGGTATGCGTGATCTCGGGATCGATCTCGCCGAATTCGGAAAGCTGGATGATTTCGAGCACGACACGCAAATCGTCGTCGAATAGATGCTCCTGCATCGCCTCGATCCACGCATACCACGTCCGGATTTCGCCGTCCGATGACGCATTGAGGCCCGATGGCGTGATCCCGAGCAGCACGACGAGCGGGATGCCATTGACCGAGGCCATCTGCTCTTGCGACTGCGCCTGTAAATGATCGAGTGTGCCAAGCGGCGTCGAGACGTTAAAGAATTCCTCGGCGTCTTTGTCGATCACCAACATGCCGCGGTTGTCGCGTGTCTTGTTGAATAACTGCACGCGCTTGAGTAGCGGCTGATCGCCGACTTCATTCATCGTCGAAAAGAGGCTCGTCTTGATCCCGCTGACCGAAAACGAATGGATCAGATCGGCGACCGATTGCCGGGTGCGTAGCCAATTCTCGACGTAGGGCTTTGCCATCTGCGTCAGCGCCACACCGCCGAACGCATAGGCCGGCTTGAGCATGTCCGGCACCTCGCGGCCGACGACGGTCAGCAGCCGGCTACGATGCACCTTGCGGCCCTGTACGAACCATTGCCGCGGCCGGTAGAAGTCCGGATCGAGCGGATCGGTCGTCGCGTAGTCGAATGGATAGGTCCAGATCGGTTCAACGATCTTGAGGCGCTTCAAGCCCCGCCTGCCGATCTTGCGCGCGTCGCGGATCAGCGGGATCGCGAGTTCGTCCGGCTCCGCGGTGTGCCCGGTGTCGATGTAGAGATGACCGCGGCCGAAAAAGCCATCGAGTTCGGCGAGCCGGCGGAATTTCGCTTGCACGCGATGGCGCTTTAGCTGGCCCTCGATGATCTTGATCCGGCGCGCTTTATCCTTATCGGGATCATCGCCCGCGGCGTTTAGCTTGATCCACCGCCGCGTCATTTCCTTGGCGGTCTGCTCGACCATGCGGCGGTATTCAGGCCGCTGCGCTAGCTCCGAAAGGTAGGGATAGCCGAGCCATTGCATCCCGTCGGTGAATGCGTTGGTCTGGCCGTACGAATAGAGCGAGCCGAGGGAGGCGTCGGCGGCGATGCCGGCGAACACGTCATCGGGCACCACGCCGGGCGGCGGGCGGGCGATTTCCCAGGGCGAGGATGCAAAGAGTTCCGGTTGCGTAGAGGCCGCGTCCAAGGCCCGTTGGCTGATCCGTAGCGCGGGGGGAAGGGACGCTACAGCGTCGGCCATAACCTCGGAACGCGGCCCCCGCGCAGCGCGCGCGGCTTCCCGGCGGGCAGCCTTCCCCGCGCGGCGCTTGGCTTTGCGCCCCATCCGATCAGATCAATTCGAGCAATTCGTCGGAGATCATCAGGGGTGCCCTCGCGACCATGAGGTTGTTGTACGCGCGGCTCGTCGAATCGGCGTCGTCGTCGTGGCCGGTGCCCGTCGTCGGCGGCGGGAAGCCCTCTAGGTTCGTCAGATACGGCTCATTCCAGGCGCCGCGGAGGATCATCACGTTGCCGGCCTCGGCCTGGGCGGAGAACGGGGAGAAGCGGGTGAGCTTGTCGCCGGTTTCCGGGGAGAACGTGACGGGGTAGCCGTCGAGTAGCCGCGAGAGCGAGGCGACGAGCATCTTGCCTGCCGCGGCCGGCTCCTGCGGGATGTCGATGCGGACCGATTTGCCGTCGGCTGACGCGGTGTTGCGGATCAGCCGGGCGACGTCGCGCGGCCCGGCGCGGAGGCGGACGTTATCGAGGATCACATAGCGCCCGTCTGGCGTGCGGCCGATCTTGGTCCCGCTGGTCCAATCCGGATCGTTGGTCCCGGTGTAGGGTGTCGCCGCCATGTCCCAGCCACGGCAGACACGCATTTGAGCCGGCGGGGTGTCGATGAATTCGCACCATCCGCGCTGAAAGTAGAGGCCGGCGGAAGGCCGGATCAGCCAATTGCCATCGAGCAGTCGCGCGCGCTCGACCCGGTTCATCGCCATGAGCGAGGCGCGGTATGTCGGATCGGAGGCGACGAGCGTCGGGTTGTCGTCGAGCTTGGCGCCGATGAACGTCAGCGACTTCGGTTCGCTCCCTGGATACTTCTCGACGAGTTCGGCGCGGGAGTTCGCCCAAATCAATTCTACATCGAGGCGGATAAACCAGCGGAGCACGCCGGAGCGTGCCTCGATCGGGAATCCGGTGCGCTGATCGATCCACCATGAGATCAGGTTCGCGACCCAGGAATCGGCGTCAGCGTTGCATGACGCTCGAATATAGCCGGAGACGCCGGACATCGAGCGGTTGCGCGAAAAGAGGTACCAGAATTGCGTCTCGGTGAACGTGGTCAGTTCATCGAACATGATGAGCGGGATTTGCGCGCCGTGCCAATCGAGCTTGGAGTTTTCATGCTCGATATGGGCGAGGGTGACGCGCCCGCCGCCGGAGCGCCAGCGAAAGCCGAGCGGCTTGGATACGGGGTAGCCGCCGAGCGCGGGATAGAGGCGGATCGCCTGATCGTAGAGACCGCCGGGGTTTTTGATCTGCGTCGTGTTGCGCCGGAAAATAACCGCGTCGAATTCCGGGTTGCTTGGCACATGGCGGAGCGGCTCCAACAGGAGGCCCCAGGTTTTGCCGCCGCCGGCTGCACCGCCGAAAATGACGATATCCGCGGCGCTGGAAAGGAATGCCTCCTGCGGTCCGGCGTGCGGCCGGATGTCGATCATTCGCCGTCGTCGGGATCGTCCGCCGGCTCCGGTTCCGGCGTGGCCTCGGCTGGCGGCGGTTTGTCGCGCCCGTTGTCGGGGATATAGACGGTGATCCTTGCCTCGGCGCTGACCTTGATCGGTGGCGCGTCCTCGATCCCGCCAACGCGGAGCCGTGGCGCGAATTCAGCACCGCCGAGCTTCTCGATGAGGAATTGCGCGGCACGGATCGAGCCTCTCTGCGCGTGCGCGAGCATGATCCCCTTGAGGCCGGCGATCGTGTCCTCGCGCCCGATCTCCAACTCGCGGGAGAAGTACTTGCGTAGCGTCTCAGGGTCCATGCCCTCGCCGTCATTCATCACCTTGCGCGCGATGACTTCGACAGGGACCAATAGGCCGGTCAGACCGATGACCATATCGCGCTGCTTTTGTGTCGGCACGAATGGCGGGCGGCCGGCGGAGGGGCGCGTCTCGACGACGGCGAGCTTACGCGGACGGCCACGTTTCTTTTTTACGCTATTTATCCCCATGCCCCCGCCCTGTTTGTCGCAAAATCGTCGGAAAAATCAGCCCTCGATGAGCCAGCCGGCGAATTCGCCGAAGCGGAAAAACTCGATCGCGTCGTCGCCGAGCAGTTCGGGGCGGATCGGCCGTTGCACGCCGCCGAGCGAGAGTTCCTTGGCGACGATATCCTCGGCGCTGACGCCGGAGGCGAGCTTGCCGGCGAGGGCGAGGCGCCAGAGCACGGTTCCGGCGTAGCCGCCGATCGCCTCGGTTTTGTCGAAAATGATGATCGCTCCGCCCGGCCGGCATTTGTCGCGGAGCGCCTCGATCAGCAAGGGGCGTTCGGTAATCGGGACGAACATGATTGTTAGGAACGCGACGGCGAGATCGAAATGGCGATAGGCGAAGCCGACGACGTTATCGATCGCGAGGTTTTCTCTCTGCGGCCCGGTGTAGCGCTGGGCCATTTCCTCCGATGCCTCGATCGAGATCAGTTCGGCCCGGCGCGCGTCGATGGTTTCTTCCAGCGCGCGGCCGATATTGCCGGTTGCAGCGCCGAGATCGTAGATCAGCCCACCTTGCGGGATGTAATGGCGCGCGACGTGAGCGATCGCGTTGGTTGCCAATCCATACCAGGGGAGTTGCTCGCGGACGTGACGCTCGAAATTATCCGCGACGGTCAGGCTATCGAATGTCCATTCCTGCGGGATATCGAAGGCGGAGTCGGGCTTGGGCAATTTCGCGAGCGACATGCTGATCGGCCCTCCCGTGCATAATGCTGGCGAATTTCGCATTGGCAGTTCATAACGATCGGAGCGCAGGGCATTCCGCCCGCGACATGACAAAGGGGCCGATCCCGTGTTTGACCAACTCTCCAACGCCGAATTGCTCTCGATCTACAACACGCACGCGCCGAAGCCCGCCGTGCGGTTCGAAAGCCGCAAGATCGGCGAAAGCCGGACGTTCAAGGTGCTTCAAGCGAAGGGGCTGACGATCGAGGATGTCGTCGCGCCCGCGGCGGATGACGAGCCGGCGGCTGACGCGGCGAGCGAGGCGTATTTCAACGAGGTAGAGGCGATGGCCGAGATCGCGGAGAGGTCCGCCGCGGTTGCCGCCGAATGTATCGCCCGCAAGATGGAGACGAACGATATGGCGAAGAAAGCCGCAGCGGAGCCGGCCAAGGCTCCCGCCGTCGAGATCGCCGTCCGGTATTCGGCCGTCGATGGTTTTAGCAAGTCTCGCACCTTCAAGACGTTGGCCGGCGCACGCAAGTTTGCGCAAGGCTACGTCGGCGCGCATCCGGAGATCGGCTTGGGCTATGCGGTTGCCGGCGATGGCGTCGGCAAGGTGACGGTACGCGGCTGCAAACTCGCGGCGCTATTCGGCGAGGACGTCGCGCCCGCCGCCGCTCCGGAGACCGTCAGGGTAGAGGCGATGCTGATGGCACCGGATGCGGTTGCCGATACCGTCGCGCGGATGGCGGCCGAGGTGATCGCCAAGACGCCGAAGGCCAAAAAGGCGGTAGCGAAGGCGGCTGACGAAGCGATCGAGGCGAAGATCGTCGCGGCCGGGTTGACCGGGAAAAAGCTCGCGCTCTTTCGTATGATGCTCCGCAAGGACGGCGTTTCCGAGGCCGAGGGATGTTCCGAGCTAGCCTGGGCGCAATGCTCCGCGACGATGTTCCGCGTCTATAAGGCGGCCGAGGCCGTCGGCTTCGTTATGAGCAAGTGGAAGGGGACCGACGGCAAAATGCGCTACGGCGCGGCGCTCTGATGCGCGGCATTTTCGGCTCATCGTTGCCCCCCGGCGTCAGCAATCGGATGATCGAGGACGCTTGCGGCGGCGAGGGGCCATGCGATGTCTGCTCGCGCCCGATCGATGATTGCGTCTGCCCCGAGTGCCCGACCTGTGGGGAGGTGGGGCGCTTGGCGTGCTACGACGAGCATGGCCTTGTGATGAGTGACGCTCAGACCGCCGCGGCTTTGGCGACTAGCCGCGGCGCGGGCGGAGCCGACGATCCGGTCTAGGTCCGCGGAGCCACCATCGGAAGAATAGGGCAAAGCCGAGCATAACGAGCCAAGCGACGAGCCGGATCACGCGGCGGCGGCCCGGCTCCGCGCCGGGATCAGCACGCGATCGCGGATCGTTTCGGCGATCGCGCGCATCATTGGGGGCGGCACGGCACGGCCGAGGCGCTCCCACTGCTGCGCATACGTCCCGGTCAGGATGAAATCGTCGGGGAAGCCGCAAATCCGCCGGAGTTCGGCGATCGAGAATTTCCGCTTTTCCGTCGGGTGACAGACTGACGCGGCGGTATTGTCCCCGCCTCTCTGCGTGATCGTCGGCGACGGCCGATCGAGCGCCGGCTTGGCGAGGCTCGCGCCGTAGAATGTCGCCTCGCCCGGCAGGAGCTTATCCCATTCCCGGCCGATCGCGTACCGGCTTATGTCCGCCTCGGCCTCGACGAGTGACGGCGGGAAACGACCATTTCCGGTCTGCGGCGACGAGCCGATCGTCGGCGATGGCCCGCCAGCGAAGCGGAGAGTTCCCCCGCCGAAGCCGGCATTGTCACCCTGCCGATTGATCCAGGGGAGCGCATCGCGGACGCTGTACCGGTACGGAAGCGGCTTCGGATGGGCCGGCGCGAGGCCAAGGTCATTCCTGACGCCAACAAAGATCAGCCGTTCGCGCGCCTGGGGCACGCCGAGCCATTGCGCGTCGAGCAGCCGCGCCTCGACGCGGTAGCCGGCGGCCTTCATGCTAGAGAGTACTTCCAGGAAGTAACCTTTGCCGGTGCCCTTGACCAAGCCCGAGACGTTCTCCGCAACGAAGGCCCGCGGCTGCGCATCGCGGACGATGCGGACGAATTCGAAAAACAGATCATCGGTCCGCTGAGCGGTGTCGGAGTATGCGGATTGCTTGCCCCAGCCTTCGTGACGCTTTCCAGCGGTCGAAAATGACGAGCACGGCGGCGAGCCGTCGAGAAGGTCTAGCTCTCCGACATCGAGGCCGATCCGGCGGAGGATGTCGGCCGCGCTGACGGACCGGATGTCGCGGCCGTCTAGGATCGTCCCTGGCGCCGCATTTGCCCGGTAGCTATCACGCGCCGCGGCGACGAATTCATTGGCGTAGGCGACCCGGTAGCCAGCCATACGATAGCCGAGCGACGAGCCGCCGCACCCCGAGAATGTCGATGCGGCGATCAGCCCGTTCGGCTCGATCGCGGCGATCTCCGCCATCGACGGGATGCGATACGGCGGCTTGTCAGCGCGTGGTTTCATAGGGAGGCCGTCATGCTCGATCACGATGCGAGTGCGCGGAAGTGTATCGACCGTCGGATGTGGCCGATCGGTGAAATCGAAGAATTCGTGCGCGAAACCAGGAAAGCGACGCCGGGGCAATCTCCATCCTGTTGGAAGCCCGGTGCTCCGCTCAATCCATAGCCTCATTCTGCGGCGAGCGGCCGGCTAGTCGCGTTGCCACTCCATGCGAAGCCGCAGCGCGGACAGGTATGCTCGATCTCGATCGTCTCATCGTAGCCGCGGAAGTCCCCTGGCGGCGTCGGATCAGCGAATAGGTTCCCTATTTCGACGTCGGAGAAGCCGGTCAGCATGAGATCGAAACCGCCGTCCCGGAGTTCCTCCATTTCGAAGCGGAGAAGTCCGTCATCCCATCCCGCCGCGGTGGCGATCTTGTTATCGGCGATCACGTAGGCCCGGCGTTCCGCTGGCGTCAGCGCCGAGAGATCGACCACGGGACCGAGCGCCGGATCGGGATGGCGCGGGATCGGCTTGCCTTCCGCCGCGAGCGCGAGGGCGGCGGTCAGCCTTGCATGGCCGGCGATGACGCCACGATCGGCGATGGCGATCGGCGTCGTCCATCCGAATCGGAGCATCGAGGCTTTGATCTGCTCGATCTGTGCGCCGGTATGCGTGCGCGAGTTGTTCTGATAGGGGACGAGATCGCGGAGCGGCACATAGGCGATCGAGAGGCCCCCCGATGTCTTAGCCCCTGGCTTGCGTCCTCGGCGGCGGCTCTCTGCCATGTGGCATGTCCTCCCGTCCGCGATGATTGCCCGGCCGTAGCGGCGGATCAGAGATCAGCGGCTCTAGCCGGCGGAGCCAGTCGGCGAGCGGCTCGTCGATCGGCTCCTGACCCTGCGCCATTTTGCGCGTCCGCCGCAGATCGCGTTGGGCGTTGCGCGCCAGATCGCCCTGGCTCCAGCCCATCCGATCGAGAATTGCGCGTAATTCGTCAGCGTCCATGCCCGCCGGTATAAACGACAAGCCGGCCGCTTCGGAAGCGCGATCGACGCAGAAAAGGCGGCCGGAGCCGCCCTTTCTTTTCGCACGTTCGAAACCGCGGATCAGACGAGCGCGAGAAGCTGATCGCGCGCCCGAACCTTGAGCTTGTCGCCCGCGCCCATGAGCGAGTTTTGCAAGCGATGGCTATCCGACATCGCCTTGGAACGGTGGTCGATGGCCTCAGTCACGGCATTGAGCAAGCCGTAAGCGGTGCCTTCTACGCCGGGGAGATCGGAGCCGGTCGCAAGCCCGCGAAAAAGGTCCATCACCTTGGCGAAAACGCGGCCCTCTTTCGCCGCATCCTTTTCCTCTTTCCCGAGCAGGATCTTGATTTGGGCCGCCGCCTGATCGTCGGTCAGGCGCTTGTCGGCGAGCTTGCGCATGTTCGCCATGAATGTCTCGAAAGTGGCCGGCGCGATGCCGAGGCGCTTTTTGACGTTGCTCGAATCCCATTCGCTCCGGTGCGTGATTTTGATCTGACCGGCCGACTCCTTCTCGCTCATCTTGAGCGTGTTCGCGCAGACGACGCGGATCGAGACGAAACGCGCTTCCGTTGCCCGCGAGCCATCCGCCGATGAGGTGAGCAGGAGGTAGCCTTTGATCGGATCGCGGTTGTCGATCATGCACGCCTCGCCGACGGAAGCGAGCGCCCAAAACCGCCGGCCGCCGAACAATGTGCCCGCGGTATCCAATTTCAGGCCGACGGAGGCGACGAGATCGGAGAAGAACTCGATGCACTCACGCGGATGAAGGATGCAATAATCGTCGGAGACGACGCCAAGCGGGGCGAAGGTGTCGGAGCGGTGGAGTACGAAGCGCTCAGCGAATTCGCGGCTGACGCCGCCGGCCTCATAGATGACGGGGGATTGGCAGACGTCCCAATCCATGCCGGCGAGTCCGACCCAATCGGAAACCGGGGAACCGTGCGGCACCATCGCCGGCTTGGTATCCTTGAAGTGCCAAGGGAATTTGGTCCCTTCCGCGAATGCCATCTCGGCCTTGCCGTTTTCGCGGATAGTGATCTCGTGAGCCATTTGGAGAAATCCTCTCAAATTTCCGGGGCGAAATGCCCTCGGCAAGAGAGGTTTTAGGCGTCACGATCGAGAACGGCCAGCTTTATTTTCGCACGTCACAAAACAAATCGCTGGCAAAGCGCCGTGGATCGGCCGATATTCGTTGCGCCGCCAGGGCATTCCGCCCGGCGATGGATCAGGGACCATCCCGATGTCACGCACACCCGAATGTTGGCTTGAAACGCTCTCCGGCCTTCCGCCGATCAATGCCGCGTATGCCATCCTTGCCGATTTGCCCGGCTACGATTGGAATTCGCCGGAGCGGATCAGCACCGTCGCCAATCTTTCCGCAGCAATAGAGGCGCTGACCATGATCGGCGCCGGCAAGGGAGTCGTCCGATGAGCACGATCACGCAAGCCGGTTACATCGTGACCGATGACACCGCGATATGGGGCACCGGGGCGACGTCGGAAGCCGCCTGGGATGATATGGTCGAGAACATGCGCCGGGCCGGGATCGAAGTCGTTTACGAGCATGAGAACGATATGGACGGCAAGACGCTTGCGAGCGGCTTCAACATCGAGCCGGCGACGGCCGCGCTGATCGCCCAGGTCGATGTCAGGGGCGGCGCGATCGGATGGGGCCACAACGGCGGGATCGCTTGCACCCGCGACGAGGAACCGGGCCGGACGATGAGCGTCGTCGAGCAGGAGCAAGCCTTGACCGAGGCGCGCACGTTCGCCGCGGGCGATCCGACGCTCCGGCTCGATCGGTGCCGGCATGTCAATTGCGATACCGCCTCGATTTGGATTTTCGTCGGCGAGGTGCAGATCGGCTCGATCAGCCGTTTCGGGCGCTGGAAAACCAACCGAATGCTTCCGGTGTTCGGCCCGATTTGCGAGCGGTACTATGACACGCTCGCCGAGGCCGTCGCTGACATCGCCGAGCACGCGGCCGGGCTTCGAAAGAGCGGACGATGACGCAACTATCGCTTGAATTGATCGCACAAACGATCGTCAGCCAAGCGGCTCACTCTTGCCGATCGTCAGGATGCGGCTGCGAGGGAAGGCCCGGCGTAAATTGGCGTCACCTCCGCTGCCAGAATTGCCCGCTCGATCAAGTCGACTCGCTCGCCGACGCCGCCGGCCTTGCGGTGCCGTTAAGAACCGGAGGCGGACGATGAGAGTATTCGGCGACAAGCCATGCGCCTGCGGCTCCGGCCTTCCGCGCTACGATCTGACTGACGCGCGGGGGATTTTCTGCGGCTTAGTTTGCACGAAATGCGAGCCGGCGCGGCGGGCGCGATACCGGCCGGAGATTTTCACCAACGGCCAGTACTGGGCCGACGAGCCGATCGAGAGCGATTGACGGAGACGAATATGGAAGCCATCGAAATTCTCTCTGCGCTTCGGCGCGCGGCTCCCGCTTTATCGGGCGCGCACCCCGACGCCGCCACGCTCGCCGACGAGTTGGGCCTGCAAGATCATGCGGAGGCATACGTATTGATGGAGCCTGTTCTTGCCGCCGGCTGGGCGCGAGTGACGAACATGCGATCGGCGGATTGGGATCGCTGGGCGATCACGGCGAAAGGCCGGAGGGCGCTGGCTCGCATCTGAGGCGGCCTCCGGGCCGCCTTTTTGCTGCGGAATAGCCTGGATTTCGACCGTTCGAAATGCGATAAGACTTTTGCCGCCAGGGCACCCCGCCCGGCTATTTTCGAGGGTTTCTCCCCGATGTCTAATGCGACCATGATCGCTGACGATCCGACTATCGCCGACGGCCACGTCATCGCCGATGCCGCCGCCGCGCGCTCTTTCATGCTCGCGGGCAACGCGATCCTGACGCTCAGATCGCACCGCACCGGAGCGCATTACACCTATCAAGTCCGCCGGGCCGGCGAGGGCAAGACGCTTTGGTTTGTCTCGCTCCTGACCGCGCCGGAGGTGTTTACCTATCTCGGGATCATCCGCGAGGCCGCGCAGGGCCTTCGCTTCGCCACCACGGCGAAATCCTGTCAGAGCGGCGATAGCCCCGCCGCCGTCGGTTTCGAGCGCATGTTCCGCGCCCTCTCCGCGCACGGCACCATCCTTGCCGGCCTCGATTTCATGCACGCCGGCAAGTGCGGCCGTTGCGCGCGCCGGCTGACGCACCCTGAGAGCATCGAGAGCGGCTTCGGCGATGAATGTCTCAGCAAGATCGGGGGCGGGAGATGACCCAGGGCATGACCGCCTTCACGTTCCATCCCTCGGTCCCCGGCGAGGCGTACGAGTATTACGTCGGGACCGAGGCCCATGCCCGGATCGGCCGCGTGCTGAAAGAGGAAGCGCGGACGTATCCGTACCACCCGACGGGGCGATGGATCGCCACCGATGGATATATCCGCCATGGCGGTTTTCCGACTCGGATCGCCGCCGCAGAATGGCTTTTGACCTTCATCCGATAAACCGAGGACACAAACCACAATGGCTAGCTACCGTGACTTAGTTGGCGCGCTCGAAAGCCTCTTGCGCGCCGCGGCTCCGAAATTCAGCCCGGATTCCACGCTGATCGACTACTGCGCCCGGCTCGTCGCCGAGGCGAGGGCGAGGAAAACCGCAGAGACCCCATGGACGCCGTTTCATCCGGCGGAGGCGCACGCGCCGCATCCCGATCTTGTCCGCAAGGGCGCGGCGCTGACCGGCAAGTCGGAGGATGACGTCCGGCTCCTGATCGATGACGAGATGAGCCGCAACCGGCTTTATGTGAATTCGCGCTATCAAGTCGCGGTCAAAGAGGCCGGGCCGGCGTTCCGCCACCTCTCGATCAAGCGGATCGATCAGACGCAAGTCCGTTCCTGGCGGGATTTGCAGCGGATCAAAAACGACCTTCTCGGCCCGGAATGTGAGGCGGTCGAGCTATACCCGGCCGAGTCCCGGCTCGTCGATACCGCCAACCAGTACCACCTTTGGGGATCGGTCGAGCCGAGCTTTCAATTCCCGTTTTCGATCTCCGACACCCGTCTCGTCGCCGAGGATATCGGCGTCGGCGAGGGTCAGACGCCGATCGGGGAGGGCTGAGCCATGGCCCCTAATGTCAGGCCCAATGAGGCTGGCGACGGCGCGTTTATGGAGTGCGATCTATCGACCATGGCGCCCTGGCGGCCGACGATCGGGCAAGTCCGCAAGATCATCGAGAGCTACTTGATCGGCGGGCCGCAGCTAACCGGCATAGTGCCGGAAGAAGCGATGCAATTCGCGCCGCGTCAGCGCGAGGTGGAATTGATCGGCGATATGGCGTTCGAAGCGGTCAAAGCCGGGCGGCTGATCGATTTCGGCGAGCTTCCCAACGCGCTGATTAAAGACGGCGGACACCGCGGCGGGCCGCTTTACGCGGCCGGTGTCCTCAATCAGCCGTTTCGCGACCCGTGGCTGCTCTACCATACCTGGGATGAGCGCAACGCCGCGGTCTATCTCATCAATCCCTGTGAGCCGGATCGACCGAACGGGGACTGCGAAGTCGTCGAGCTAGAGCCGGCGCAATTTGCCGGCCAAGGGACGCTGACGATCGGCGATCGCATCCTCTATCTACCGGAGCCGGAAAAGCCGGATAGTTACTCGGCGCGTTGCGCGCCCTCGATCTGGCGCTTCATGCCGGGCGCCGAGGCGATAAACAACGGCGAAGCGCCGGAGAACGCGGCGGCGGGAAATGTCCTCGATCCGCTGATGACCTGCCTGATAATGCTCTCGACCAACGGGATCGAGCGTGAGACGGTCCGCGTGGCTGATAAGCTGCAACGGGCGCGAGCGAAGTCCGGCAAGCCCCCGATCCCGCCCTATGACCGGGTTAATTCAGCGCCCTATGTGACCGCGATGATGCTCCGCGGGCGGCCGAGGGCGGGCGAGAGCTTGGGCGGGACGCACGCCTCGCCAGTCCCCCATATCCGCCGCGGGCATCTCCGGACGTATGCCTCCGGGGTGCAGTCTTTCATCCGCGATACGCTCGTCGGCGTGACCGAGGATACGCGGCTCTCGTGGCTCAATCGGAGCCATTACAAGGTGCGCCGATGATCCGCTCCGCGCCTATTCCGCCGCGGATGCGGACGCTCGAAAAGGACGCACGCGGCTATCCGATCCCGTTCATCGTCGTACGTGACAAAACCGGCGGGGCGCAATTTCCGGTTAATGACTTCGCCCGGTTTCGCGAGTGCATTGGCAAGCGGCTCTGCGCGATCTGCGGCAAACGGATCAGCCGGGGATTTTGGTTTGTCGGCGGGAGCCGATGTTTCCTCCATCCTCGCGGCGCCTTTATCGATCCGCCGCTACATCTCGATTGCGCGGAATACGCGCTCAGCGTCTGCCCGTTTCTCGCCGCACCGTCCTATGCCCGGCGGATCGACGATCCGGGCCAGCCGAAGCGCTTCGGCCTTGGCGTGACGCCACAATACCGGATGCAAGCCATCTCGCCGAGCGAGTTTTACCTGATCGCCGACGGCTGGGATTACGTCGAATTCTGGCGTGGCGGCGAGCCGTGCGCTCCCCCTGATAGCCCCTATCCCGAGGACACAAATGACCGATAAACAATCGACGCCGGAGGTCATTCCGCCTGACCAGGGGCTACGGATCGCAAAGCGGATGCTCCGCGACATCGCGCGCGATCCGGATTCAGAATGGCGCACCGGCTATATCCAGGCGCTGACCATGTTCCTACTTGAAGCCTACTCCGTCGGCGCGGCGTTCGTGCCGGCGACCTATCGTTTCGACGACGAGGAACCGGAGGCCAAGCCGTGATCGAGATCAGCCAAGCCGAGCGGCTCGCCCGCGCCGTGATCCTCTTTTTCCGTGGCGGCCCATGGTCAGAGCAGGATCGCGAATTGTGGCGCCACTACACCGGGAGCGATGACGCCACGACGCGGACGCTCTGCGATCTTGCGCGCCGCATCGAGCGCGAGGAATCGGCGCGGACGATCCCATGACGAAGCCGACGGGAAACCCCTACATCGTTGCGTTCCACTAGGAACAACAATCCCATTCTAGAAAAAACATGCCTTTGCTCACAGTGCATGTCAAGCGCGAGTTTGGCATCGGATTGAATTCACGGCATATTCCTGCCGCCGTACGACGCGAGATTTTGGAGCGCCACAAATGACCGTGGAAACGCTTTCCCCGAGCCTCGTTTTCTTTCAGCAGTTGATCGATGAGAGCGGCTTTTCGCACATTCGCCCGCTCGCCGACGGCCGGCATTATGCCGCGATCAGCCGGTTCGCCTACACGACGGCGATCGTCACCGGGCGGATCGGCGATCTGATCTCGATCGATGATCGATGGTGCTACCACGACCGGGCGAAGGCGATCGCGGCACTCGATGCCTGGGACGGATCAGGCGAGCCGGCCGACTGGCATCGCCATCCGGGGACCGGCCGGCGGATCGCGGAGACGGATCGCGAGATCGACGGGGAGGGCCGGCGCGTGGCGATCGGCGCGCTCTACGTGCGGAGATGATGTACATCCTGAAAGACCGCAAGCCGGTCGCGTGCCCCGATATGGTCAAATGGGGCCGCTGGATGGAACGCGCCGATCGCCACGTCGGGCGGACCGCCGTCGGCCCGCTCGATATCTCGACGGTCTTTCTCGGCCTCGATCACAATTTTTTCGGCGGTCAGCCGATCCTATTCGAAACGATGATCTTTGGCTTCGATGGCGAGGATAGCTACCAGACGCGATGCTCGACCTGGGATGAGGCGGAGGCGATGCACCGGGCGGCGGTTCTTGTCGCCGAGGTCATGCTTGAACGGGCGGAGACGTCGCTTGCGCAATTCCGGGCGCTTTACGATGCAGGCGGGGCGGATAGAGACCGTGACGACGCATCCGCCCCGCCGTAGCCGCGTACTCCCCGAGGACACTACTCATCGAACAAGCCGGGCCGGGCCGGCATATACGGCGCTAGGGCGCCTCGATGCAAGCCGGAAGGCGATGCGCTGATCTAGGCGATCTCGCCGAGCGCATGGGCCTGTGTGATCCGGCCGATATACTGATCGACGAGGACGTCGAGGATCGAGATCAGTTTGCCCGTTTCCATATCTGGTATCACCGGCTCCGCGCGGCTAGCGCACCATGAACGGATCGAGCGGTTGGAGAGCACGATGGCGGCTAGCATAGCCGCGTGCGCCGGGGGAAACCGGGCGAACGTGCGTTGCACCGCGGCTGCCGCCTCGGCCTGGGCGATCGCGCTTTCCGCCGGGCCGGCGCGCGGCCCGAAATGGCGCGACACGACCGCGGCATCGTCGAGATCGCTACTAGCGCCAAAGCGGGCGAGATCGACATCGGCGCGGAATAGATCGGCGGCCCGGATATGCGCCTCGGTAATCCGGCGTGAGCCGCCCTCAAGCATCCGCCGGAGCGGGCAGTACCGGCGGAATCCGTTCAACTGGCGCGGCCGGCTCGATGCGTTCGGCCGGATATCCGACGGATCGCGCCAGGATGCCGCCATGACTGCCGTCGGCCCCGATCCGACCACTTGCCGCACGCGCGGCGGCCCGTTTGGATCGGAGGGTTGTATCCGCGCTGACGGATGGATCACCGCGCCATCCGGAGGCACTCCCGATCGGTAGAGATCGAGCACGACGAAGCCGCCGCGGCGTAATTGGAGATTGCGGATTTTCCAGGGATCGCCGAGCCGGGTACGGGCGGCGATAAATTCGCCGACGGATGGGAGAGGCCCATCCCACTGCACGATTTTCACGGTGCGCTGACGCAAGCTCATCGGCGGCCGTCGGTGTTGCAGAGTTCGGCCCACATATTCGCCGTGCGGATGGCATCGTCGATATTGCCGCACGTCCATTCGATCGAATCGAGGCCGGCGACCGTGGTCAGCCGGACCGACGGCTCCGTCAGCCCCCCGATCGCATCGTGCGGGGCGATCGATACGACCGCCTCCGGGTTGACCCAAGCACCGCGGCCAAGGTTGACGAGCCGCGTCATGCGACCGCCTCGGCCGGCGCCTCGGCCGCCGCCTTGGCCGCTAGGCGGTCCGTGGCGACCGCCATCTGCTCCGCCGTCACCTCGCCGGCCTCGGTGCCGTCTAGGCTGTAGCGCGGCCCTCCGGCGGCGAGCGCGCGCTGATACGGCGCCTTGTGGCACCACCACGCCAGAAATTGTTTTCCTTCGTTGTGCCCACATTCGAGCCGGGCCTTGACGGCGGCGAGGATGCCGATCGCGAGCGGCTTGGGCGCGGTATGGTCGAATACCGCCGTCGAGAGCGCGAGCCGGCGGGCGAAATCGTAATTGCGATCGCGGCGTTTCTTGATCGCCTTTTTCTGTGCCTTTTTTTCTTTGGCGAGGTTGGCCGCGACGGCGGCCTTTTTGGCGATCTTGGCAGCGGCTTTCTCGGCCCGGCGCTTGGCTTTCAGTTCGCGGCGCTCGCGTGGCGAGAGCTTGGATTTGTCGATCTTGGGCGGCGGCGGCGGCTTGTTGAGCGTCAGAATTGGCTGACGCGGGAGCTTTATCGGGATCATTGTGCCCTCGGTTGCGGTATTCATGCCCCCATCCTCTCGCAGATGTGGCGGAGCATGAGATGGATTTCGTCGAGCATCTCTTTGTCGGCGCGAAATTGCGCATCGCTGATCGCCATCCGCTCTTTGAGTTCTGGCGAAAGCGAGCCGCCTTCCTGTTCCTCCGGCTCGCGGAGCAGCCGGCCAACGCGCTCGACCCATGTCTCGGCGCTGACGCCTTCGATCAGGACCATGGGAACGGCCCTCCGGCCGGTGCGGGAGCCGGTTTCGGCGGCGGCGGATGGGCGTCGTTTGCCGGGCGGGCGGCGAACGGGCGCGAGCCGGCTTTGGCCGGGGCCGGCGTCGGCGACGGCGGGATGGAAATGCCGGCCGCCATGCGATGCGCGGCGAGGTGCTCCGGGCTGAGCGTCTTGGCAGGCACGGGACTCGGGCGAGGTTCGTCGGTGGCAGGAGGCGAGGCTTGCGCCGGGGGGGTAGGCGCGGCGGCGGGGCGGGGCGGCTGTACGGGCATCGTCGCGGCTGTCGGGTGCATCGCCGCTTTCGCGTCGAGCACGGCATCATGCACCGCCTCGATCTCATCGGCCGTCGGCGTGGTCCGCCGGTCCCTGATCCAATTGTGGCGGACGGCGATCGAGGCCGCCTTCGTGCATGTATTGCACAGGAAGGCGAACGCGGCCGGCGTCGGCTTGCGGATCATGCTGAGCCACGTATCGAGCGAGACGTTTGTCGGGAGCGGCTTGGCGCCGGAGATATACTCCCGCCAGAAAATTATCATCGAGCGATCCGCCGCCGGCATCCCCTCCGGTATGCCCCCGGATAGCGCGATGAGCGGAGACGCCTTGTTGGCCTCCCACCAGCCGTCGAGCAATTTCCGTAGCTGCGCGTAGCCGGGGAAGAATTCGCATTTGCGCGAGATCGCCTCAAGGCTCGCATCGGTGAACGCGCCGGCTGGTAGGTCTGCGGCGAGCGGCGCGGCGAACGTCCTGATCCGAAGCTCCGTATCCTCCGCGCCGGATTTGATCGGGGCGCAGCGGAGCGCGAGCTTGGCGAGCCATTCGACGACGATGGCGCGATCGACGAGATCAACCATGTCCGATCTCCATCATCTCGGGTTGCTTGGTCCCTTGTCGAGCCGCTTTTTCGGCTTTCTCGCGCTCGATTTTCCACAAGAGGGCGCCGGCACCGGTCAGGTTCGCCGGGTTGAAGCCCTTCGCCGGGCGATCGTCGTAAAACCCGCTGATCGCACGCTCGCAGGATTTCGGTTGCAGCAGGAAATCGAAATCCGCCCGCCAGCCGTTTTCGCCCGCGCCGTGGCAGTAGGCGCTCGCCCCGATCTTCTCGATGCCGGCGATGATCTCATCGACGCTGTGCTCGCTCAGCCGGGCGGACAATTTGCGTGCGCGGTCCGGTCGCAATTTTCTGACGAGGGCAAGCCCGGTGCGCGCCGCGGTTGCATTCCACGCATCGACGATAGCCCGATGACCTGAGATTGCGATCTCGTCGCGTTCTCGTCGCACGCTAGGCGAACGTAGTGAGCCTCTTACTTCTTCCTTTGGAGATTCTATGGGGGATTCGTATGAACGTAGTTCACCCTCGGGGTGAACCTGATTCACGGTCAAGGGTGAACTAGGTTCATAGTCAGGCTCCCATGAGGGTGAACTAGGTTCATAGTCAGGCGGCGGCTCCGGCTCTGAGGGTGAACTAGGTTCATAGATCGGCGGTTGCGCCGGATCGCCGGGTTTCTCTGTTTCGGCGAGCGGGCGGAGGATGCGATAGAGGTTCGATCGGCTTCCTTCCCATGCTCCGTCGCGCGCCAGAATTGCCGCCCTTTCGTCCGGATCGGTCACGCATTCGATAAGCGAACGCTCGCGGAGGTGCTTCACGGCGGCGATGACCGCCCGCTGCGTCATCTCACAATCGGCGGCTATGCGCTTGAACGATGGCCAGCAGACGCGTGATCCGTTCGCCCGATCGGCGAGCGCGATCAGAACCATCCGCTGAGCGAGCGATAAATTGCGCTGACTGAAAGCCCAGGAAATATGCGGGGATGAGGTCATCGCGGCGCCCTCCGGGTTAATTGCACACCGCGGCCGGACCGACTTAGAGGATTGGAATCATGCGATTGTGAGCAAATTATCAACACTGTAACGCTCTCCCACTTGCGCAGGGTGCGTCAGCATGACAAATAGGGGGTGAGGTTTTTCCCGCCTATTTTGTCGTGCTGCTTCACACCCCGCACGGTTAAACCAATCGAGACGGCCCGCGAATAGAAACGCGGGCCGTTTTCATTTTCAAACGCCTCGCGCGAAAAAGCAAATTCTTGCGTTTCTGCATGAATGCCGTGAGTCATGGCGCTGAATTCCAAGCTCTTTCCGCCGCCGCGAGGTGTGCGCCCCGGATCGACTCCGCACGCCGGGCGGATTGAATCCACGGCGAGCACGCAATGCACCATGCCCGCGCCGGCTTTGCCCTGATCGGCTTGAGCAGGATCACGTTCGCCGCGTCGCCCGTCACGATCCGCACGGTGCCGGGATCGGCATGGACCCAGTCTGGCGAGCCGCAGCGGCAGCGGAGCGTCACGCGGTTTCTTCGTCGTCGGCGATCAAGGTCGCGCCCACGATTTGCTCAGCGGTCAAATATGGCTGGGCTTCCCATTCGGGGTGCATGTCGATCAGCGCCTGCCCCCGATCAGCATCGGCGATCGTCTCCGAACCTTTCTTGCGCTTGAGATCAATCCACTCCCGAAATTCTGCAAGCTGGCAGTCGCGCCGCAACATGCGAACGGCATTCACCCCCTCGTTTAACGCGACTTCTTCGTCTAGCCAGTCGGCATCGAAATCGTTGAACGATCGCTGACGTAAGCGAAGCAATGCCTCCGATGTCGATCCGCCAAAGTCGGATGCTCCGCTCGACCGACCACGGTTCGGATTGTCGGCAATCGCGCACCGACAACCAAGTCGCATAACCTCCTGGCCCATGCCGTCGAGCTTGTTGGTTTTAGCTAGTCGGTCGAACAGCATTCCCGTGGCTTCAACGGTGCTATAGGATTTCCTGCCGTCTCCCGCTTTCAGCCGGCGTTTGATCTGCTCGACGACGAAGCGGAGATTTTGTTCGTGTTGGTTCGGTGGCATTTGCTCATCTCCCTCGCAAAATCGGTGATCCAGGCAAGCGCTTTGGGTAGCTCGATCGCGAACGCATGGTCGAAACCGTCGTGACGTGCGCCGAATAGGTCAGCAACGGGGTCGAGATCGTTGATCGTGCGCAGCGCCATCAAAGCGCGGTGCCATCGAACCGGCGGCCCTTTAGGATCGAACAGCTTGCCAAGCTGCTCATCGGCCGTGGCCTTGGCCTGCCGCATCGCGGCGATCTGCTGTTCGGCAGCGGGCTGGTATTGCTTGCCGGCGAACACGATCGGGCGCGACAGCGCCGAAGCGATGGCGACGAGCGTCAGCTTCGATGGGCGTTTTTTGGTCAGCCGAGCGATGAGGCGGATTACGATTTCTTCGGTCGGGTTATCGATCTTCCCCTGCAACTCGTTGTGGCGTTCGATTGCGGCCTCATAGGCGGTTTGCAGATCAGATAAGGTCTGCGCCGCGTCGTCCATTTCCGCGCTGGTTTCTGCCTTTATCCGCTCAGTCAACTCTGCGATCTCTCGCTTGACCGTCGCGCGTTCGGCCTCGATTGCATCGGCAACCGCCGCTAGCGTCGCATCGGCAACCATCTTGTCTGCCTCGGCTTTCGTGATCCGCTCGCCCTTGGCCGCCCGCCCGATCGCTTCCTCCCGCGCCGCCGGAGGAACGTCGGGGGAGGCCAGCGCATAAAGGGCCGTCGCGTCGATGGTGAGGCCGTCGAAATTCGCAACACTTGCGAATTTGTGGGCTACATTCATGTAGTTATCGGCTGTACGAACTGACCAGCCGAATTCGGTTTCGAGCCAAGGCAACCAGTCGCCGTGCGGTAGCTCACCCTTGGCGGCGATGAGTTCGCGGCCGATCTCGATGATGCACGTCCGCGCCGCGCCGACGAGATCGCGGATACGCTGCGCACGTTGCTCGATCGGCCCGGCCGGCGGGAGGATCATGGAGATTTGGTTCATGGAAGCCTCCCCGACATTGCGAAAAGCGGCCCGGCGACCGGCGGACGTACGAGCAGCCGATCGGTCAGCCATTGCCAGACCAAGCACGCATCGCCCGCGTTATGGTCCGGCACCCGCCAGCCGCGCTTGCGGCAGTAGGAGATCACCTCGCGCTTGACGGTATCCTTGGCGAATGTCCCCTTGCCGAGCACCTCGCTCCGGACGGTGTAGCTATCGACTTCGGAGATCGGGACCGCGGCCCGCCACGCTTCCGAGTATGCGAACCCGCGGAGCGTGTATTGCTGCTGCATGACCTTGGCGTTGCTGACGCCTAGCAAAGCCTGGAATGTCAGCGGAGCCTCTAGGATCAGCCGGGCCGGCGCGTGACGCTCGATGGCAAGCGCTAGCTCGTTTTCGAACGCCGCATAGCGGGCGCCCTCGCCCCCGACATAGGGAAGCTGCCAGCACCCGAAAAGCGGGGCCGGCTCGCCGGGGAGGCCGTAGGCCCACCCGACCCGGCTCGATAAATCGAGAGCCAAAACGCCGCCCGGCCAGCGTCGATCGTCGGAGAGCGACACAACAGCAAACCCCTAGCGATGGAGGGAAGGGGATCGGCTAGTGTGCCGCGGCGGAAGCCCGCGAGGCACGGGGCCGGTTAACCCGCGCGCCGTTGGCCGCGAGCTTAGGCGGCCGGCCACGGGATTTCGTCGCCCGCTCAGTCAGCGGCGGCGTAGCGCCCACCGTCTCGACGCCATCGTCCTCGCCCGATTCGCCCGATTCGGTGTCGAGAGTCTGTTGTTCCCGATTCGGACGCTTTCGGCTCGCAGTCGCCGGCTTCACGTCGGGGCCGAGTTCGCGCGCGATCGCCTCCTGACCGCGCTTCCACGACCGATACCAGTGATCGGCGAGCGAGGAACCGGCTTGGTAGGGGCAATCTTCGACCCGCGCGCCGTGCCGCCCGGCATGATAGCCGGCGTCGTCAGCGGCCCACGACTGATCTTCCTCGCGGCTTTTCTCGGTGACGCGGAGATCGAGGCCGTTTTCGCCGAATAGATCGACCTGATGCACCGGCATGTTCCGGAGCGCCATATAGCGGATTTGGTCGCGCATATCCTGTTGCACGACCTCGGGATCGAGTTTGCTTGCGGTGACGGTCGCGATCATCGCCTTCGTATTGATCCCGTCGCTTTTCGCCCGCTTGAGCAAGGATCGGAGGACGCCATTGGCCTCGTCACAGGCACGCCGCTGCTGCTGGTACTGCCGGAGATAATCGAGCACCGCGTCATTGGTGACGTTGCTTTGGTCCGTCTGCATCACCCCATGGCCTCCGTAATTGATTGTTTTCGCGCACGAGTCCGCCCGTTGTCCTCTTGCGCAATCTCATTAGGCGGGACTACCGTGCGCGCACTTTGCGCAGGAAGGTTCCTCCGCGCCCGACGCTCCCGGTCCCGATCGGCCTCGATCGCCTGGAGCGCATCCGCTGTGACTCGTAGCCGCCTAGCCTTGGCGGCGGCGGCGACGGCGGACCAATGCGCGGATGGGATCGAATTGCGCTCACGCCAGGAACGGACGGTCGAGAGCGGGAGGGTCAGATCATCGGCGAGCACCACAACCGACGGCCAAAGATCGATGGCTTCGGCGTGGCTGGCAAACGATCTTCGGCTCGCGTCCATCCCCGATTGATGTGCAGATCGCACTTCGCCCGTCAAGCCCTTTGCGCGTCAGAAAACCATAGACTACGAACGAGAGGACCATCGCTGTGAATGACATGGCAGGCGGTTATTCGGAGATGGGATCAGCCCTCTATCGATCGGCCGCAAATCGACTAAAAACCGCACGGATGAAAGCGGGCTATATCAGCGCTAAGGATTTTGCACGCGCTGTCGGAATGAGCGTGACGACCTACCAGCATCACGAAAATGGCCGGCGCTCGATAAACCCAAAGATCGCAGCGGTTTATGCGAATGTTTTGAGTACGTCAGCGAATTTCCTCCTTTTCGGCGAAGAATTGCAGACGCGCACAACCGCGCGTATCGTCGGGTATCTCGTAGCCGGAGGGAGAGTAACTCGGATGCTGCAAGAAAAAATCGACATCCCTGCGGCTCTCCGCCCCGGTGCCGGCGAGCGTCCGTTCGGTCAGTCTTTGATCGAAAACATCCCCGATCCGCGCGATCTCGATGCGCTTCCGGTTGTAGGCGATGATCTCTATCCAGCCTATCGAAACGGCGATGTCGTGATGCACACCCCACTTGAATCGATCCGCCGGATCGATCCGGCGTTGCAGGGCAAGGAATGCGTCTGCGAGCTAGACGACGGGACGTGTCTTGTCCGAACCGTCACCATCCAGCCGGACGGCCGCGCGACCCTGATCGGCCATGCCGTGCCGCCGATGCTCAATGCGCGGATCGTGGCCGTTGCTCCCGTCGTGATGGTGATCCGATACATTCCGCCACCCCGCCGAAGCGAATAAATCGCGCCAGCAGCGCGCAATAATGCGCGCGCGATCTGGATATAATCGCACACCTCGGATATAATCGCCCCTAGCGTATTTAATGCTAGGGAGTGTGCGTAATGGCTTCGAACCGCCGGCATGATCCGGCACAAGCCCGGCTCGTTTGGCCGCCCTCGCCCGGCACGTTCCGCCTCCGCCTTGTCAGGGGCGGATGGGCCGTTCCTGCTCAGATCGTCGAAACCGCCGCCGGATGGTGCGCGATAATCGACGAGTTTTCTTTCGATCCCCATCCCGATCCCGCCCAAGCCGAAGGCGTCGAACGCATTTGGACCGGCGGGACCATGATCGATCAAGCCGAATACGATTGGCTGATCGCGACCAAGGCCGCAGCAAAAGCGAGCGCGCCGGACCATCCCGCGGCCAATCCGCACAAGCGGATCGACCATATGCTCCTGAAACCAATTCTCCCGAGGACACTGTAATGGACGGAATGATCGATCATGGGCGCAACGCGCCCGTGCCGCCGGCACCGCTGACGCCGGCTGAAATTACCGCATGGCTCGATTTCGCGCTCGAAAGCCTGATCGCGCGACGGGCCGAAATTCTCGACGCGCTCGCCAAGACGGCCGAGGCCCATCCGCGCATCGACGACGACGACACCCTCGCCGAGATCGGCGAGAACATCAAAATGGCAAGGGCGCTGACCGGCACGGCAGAAAAGCGCCGGGTTGAGTCCAAGGCGCCGTTTCTCGATGGCGGCCGGGCGGTCGATGCTTGGTTCGCCCGTTTGGTCGCACCGGTAGGCGCATCGCTCGCGCCGATCCAGACCGCGATGGACGATTATGGCCGGCGGATGCTCGCCAAGCGCCGGGCCGAGGCGGAGGCCGAGGCGAAGGCCGCACGCGAGGAAGCCGAACGCAAGGCGGCCGAGGCCGCGGCGTTGCTCGCCGCAGAGAAGCCGGCCGCGCCGGGCGCGCTCGATTGGGCCTTCGACAAAGCCCAAGAGGCCGCCGACAAGGCGGCAGCCGCCGCCGCCGCCGCTACCGCCCGCCCGGCCGATCTGACCCGCGTCACCGGCACGTACGGCGCCACGGCATCGCTCCGCGCGAATTGGAAATGGCGTGTCGTCGAGCCGGCGAAAATCCCGCGCAAATACCTGATGGTCAACGAGGACGCGATCAAAACGGCGGTTGCCGATTTCGGCCGCGATCCGACGACGCGCAAGCCGCTTGTGGTGATCCCCGGCATCGAATTCTTCGAAGAAACCAAGATGGGAGTCCGCTGAGATGTCGGAAACCGCCGCCAAGGGGCCGGGCAACGTCGCCAATCTCCCCGCCAAAACGAGCTTCAAGCCATTGCGTCAATGCGCCACGCTCGCCGAGGCATTCAAGACGCAAGAGTTTTTCGAGCGGATTTCCGCCTCGGTCCCGCAACACGTACAGCCGAACCGGATGCTCCGCCTATTCGAGCAGAGCGTTACCAAATCGCCGTTGCTCGCCGAGGCCACGGTCCGCTCATTCGTCGGCGCGTGCCTCACGCTGAGCCAAGTCGGGCTAGAGCCGAACACGCCCCTCGGCCATGGCTACCTGATCCCGTTCAAAACCAAAATCTACAATCCGGCGACGCGCAAGCGCGATCTCGATACGGTCGAAATCAACGTGATCTTCGGCTATCCGGGGCTGCTCGATCTTTCATACCGTACCAAATTAGTCCGCGCCGTTCATGCCGATGTCGTCTGGCCGGGCGATGAGTTCTCATTCGAGTACGGCTCCGATGCGCACGTCCGCCACAAGCCGAAGGGGATGCGCGGGCCGAATGACCGCCCCGTCTATGCCTACATGCACGCGACGCTTGCCGACGGTCAGGCGTTCGAGGTGATGCCGTACAGCGAGGTTTTGGCGATCCGCGACAAGAGCCAAGCCTACCGTTTTGCCGTCGAGCAACGCGACGGCGCGCAGGCGAAGGGATGGAGTGTCCCGCGCGGCTATACCGAGGCGCCCTGGGTCGCCCATGAGATCGCGATGGCGCGTAAAACCGTGTTCCGGTCAGGCTCGAAATGGCTCCCGCGCTCCGTCGAAGTCGCCTCGGTGATCGCGATCGATGAGGCGCAGGACCGGCGGCGGCGGATGGATTTCGGGGCCGTGATGGACGCCCCGACGATCGACGGCAAAGTCGATTACCTTGGCGCGGCGGTCGATGAAGCCGAGCGGCCGGAGGATGAGACGGTCGATCCCGGCACCGCCTTCGGCGATCGGCGCAATACCGCCGAGGATGCCGCCAAGGCGAAGGCCGCGGAGGATGCCGCCGCCAAGGCCAAGGCCGACGAGGAAGCCAAGGCGAAAGCGGAGGAAGCCGCCGAGCGGAGGCGCAAGCTCGCCGCCGAGCAAGCCGAGCAGAAGGCGCGGGCCGAGGCCGCCCGCAAGCCGGCAAAGGCCGCTGATCCCGAATTCGAGGCGTTCCTGATCGATCACCTCGGCGATGCAACCGGGCCGTCGATCAGCAATCCGGAGCAATTCGCCAAGGCGTTTCTGATACTATGGCGGGAGGCAAACGAGGCCGAGCAAGCGGAGGCGATCGATGCGCTGATCGCCTACAACGCCGACACGCTCGATCAGATCAGGCTCGACTATCCGGCGGCGGCGAAATTGCTCGCCGAGATGGACGCACCCGAGCCGGAGCGTCAGACCGAAAGTCATACGGCGTATGCGGCCGTAGCACCGCCGATCGAGCGCGGCAAAACGTCGTGGCCGGGCTATGTCAAGCTGATCCGCGCGGAGGTGGAAAACCACGGCCGCGACGCGCTTCCGGGATGGCTTGAGGCGCAGAAAACCACGCTTTCGGAGGCGCCGTTCGCACAACGCTTGCTCGCGATCCGCGCGGTCTCCGATCGGATCGCGGCGTTCGGGATATCCGCCCCGGTCTGGCTAGGCGATCTGATGCGCGCCTCGGCAAAGCCGGCCGGAGAGCCGCCGCCTGACCCGCGCATCGCAGATGAGAAATGGGTCGAGCGGACGGTAGCCGAGATCGAGGCGATCAAGACACGGGCGGAATTCGACACCTATTTCCGCAGTAGCGCGATCCGAACCGTGATGCTCCGGCTCAAAGAATCCGCCCCCGATCTATTTGATCGCGCGGATGCGGCGTTCGGCGCCAAGCACGCGGCGCTACCGCCGGCCGAGGGAGCGCCGGCATGAGTACCACCGCGACCCATCTATGGGCTTTCTCGGCTTTGCTCGCGGCCGATCCGGCAATGGGCAAGCTCAATCCCCGACATCTCCAACTGCTCGCGCTCGTCTGCGACAACGGCGTCCCGCTCGCGCGCGGCGATGCCGCGGCGGTACTGGAGATTTCGGCGCCGACGATCTCGCGCACGGCGGACCGGCTGATCGAGATCGGCTTGCTGACGCGCACCGACAGCGCGGACGATCGCCGCGTATCGGAGATATCTGCGACCGCTCTCGGCCGGGCGGTCAACGAGCGCGTCCGGAGCTATTTCGAGTACGCCAAGCCGATCGCGGCGTGAGAGAGGACATTATGATCGTCAAAATCCAAAAGCCGATCTCCGGCCCGCCTGACGCGCTGATCTATAGCGAGGACCGCCGGACAATCTCCGTGATGATGCCGACGAGGGAGCTTCCGGCGACTATCCGCGCCGCCCTCGGCAAACGTGCCCGCGTGTTCTGGCACGCGAATAAGAGCGACGGCGGCGCGCTCGTATTCGGCGGCGCTGCCCCGCAACAAGGCTGGTAACGCCCAAGGCGCCCGGCCACCGATAGGCCGGGCGCTTCCATTTTCCAGCGGAAGGAATCATCGCCATGCCGAATGTCGCTGTCGTCGTCATCGTCGCGACCGATGATCCGCTGCTATTGAACCCGATCGCCGAGGCCGGAAGCCTCGCCCCGCTCCGCTCCGCGGTGCTCGCCGCGCTCCCCTCGCTCTCGCGTGTCGTGGCCATCATGCCGGAGGATGAGGGCAAGCTGATGATCGCCGGCCATATGCTCGCGGCAGAGGACGCCGGAAGCGCGCTGACCGTGCTCCGCGAGCACGGGCCGAGCCATGCGATCCGCCGCCGTCGGCGGATGGTCCATTGAGCGCCGCGGTCCCGCTCGCCGATCAGATCGCTTGCGTGCGCCGCGAGCTAGCGATGCGGGCGCGCGTCTATCCGCGCTGGATTGCCGCCGGCAAGATGTCGGCCGAGGCCGCGGCGCGCGAGCAGGCGGCGATGTCGGCCGTGCTGCAAACCCTTGTCGAAATCGAGCGCGAGCAAAACCCGCAGAAAGGATTCTTATGACCGCTCCCGTCAGAATCAACATTTCGGTGCCCGCGTTCGTCATGCTTTGCGCGTCCCGCGTGGCGCGCAAACTCGGATGGACGGCGATGGAGAGGATAGCGATTCGCGGGATTAAAAGGTTCGAGCCAGATATCCTCGCGCAAATCCGGGAAGCCCAAAACAACGCGCGGAAAGGATTTCTCTGATGATCGAGGAAAAGGATATCGCGGGTTACAACGATCAGAACGTCCGAAGCGATCGGCTCGCGATCGTCCAAGATGACGAAACCGGGCATTGGGCGATCGTCCCGCCGCATCGGGCTAGGATCGACGTTTGCCCGTGCTGCGATAAGCCGTTTCAGACGTCACGCGCGGCCAAGCTCGTCGCCAATATCGTCTATCCGTTCGCGTCGTGAGCGCCAGCAAACACCCCGAGCGCGACGCCGAAATCTACCGCCGCCGGCAATCCGGCGAGCGGATCAAAGTGATCGCCTCCGACGTCGGCCTCGAAATCAGCCGCGTCTCGTCGATCGTCAGCCGCGAGAAGGCCACCCGCCGCCGCGCCGCCGAGGAAGCCGCGCTAGCGGCCCGTGAGCAGGAGGCGGGACGTCCGGCGGGCGACTATGCCGCCTATATCCGGCTTGCCCCTGACGCTGGCCTACGGGCTGAGATCGAGGCCGCCAAGCGCGAGGCGCCGTACGCGCTCCCCTACAAAGGACGGATCGATTGACCGATCTCGCGCGACAAGTCGCCGATAATCGTCGCATCCGCCGCGAGGCGGCCCGGCTGACGCGCGCGGCGATCGACGCGGGCGATGATGCGCTGATCCCGCTACCTGACCACCAGCCGGCCAAGCGCGACACCTATCTCGCCGTCAACGGTGCGGCTTGGACCAAACTCGGCACCGGCCGTTACCGGATCAGAGCGGACGGCGACGCCGTTCGGATAACCATCATCAGGGCAATTCGATAATGGCACACACCCCGACCGGGCGCTTGGCCTTACGCGAGGACGGCGATTTCTGGAAAGCCTACTATGCTATGCCGGGGACGATGGACGGGGCGATTCTCTTGGGTATGGTCCGCCTCCGGTTCGCGCGCGACAATCCGACGATCAAGCGCGATTTCATGCTCCTGATGCAAAAGGCGGTAACGGACACGCTCCGCGAAGTGACCGGGGCCGAACTTGTCTGGCCGGAGCCGCCGCAGCCGGCGGCCGAGCATGAGCGCGGCGTGAGGCCCGGCCGGCGATGAAAAGCTCGATCCATATCAACCACCCCGACGACGGATGGAGTACCACGATCGCCGAGGATGAGGACGGCGCGCTCGTCGTCACCGTCGCCGAGCCGGCCGGGCGATCATGGACCGCCAGAAAGAACACAATCGCCGAGGCGATCGAGGTATCGCATCGTATCCTCGCCGAGCAACGCGCCAATCTGTTTACGTAGGATGACGAAAGGGACAAACCCGTTGCATCTCATCGTGTCCCTTATTCTCGCGGGAGAAACGACTGGGATTTCCCCCCTGATAGCAATGGAGTGACGAGATGAAAGGCAAGCCCTGGGACGAAGCCCACAACAAGGCTTTTATCGCGGCCTGGGAGCGCGGCGATAGCGGCAAGGTCATCCGCGAGCGGTTCAAGCTCAGCAGTTCCACCCTCACGCGCAAGGTGACGAAATTCGGGCTGACGCCGCGGCCGTCGCCGATCATCCGGACCGACGATCCGAAGCCGCGATCAGCGGTCCGCGCCGGCATATCGACGCTCCCGCCGCTGCCCTCGCTCGCCGAGCCGATCTGATGGGCCAAGCTCGCGCCCGCCTCAAGGCCGACGCCTCCGGCATTCCGCGCCCGCGCGATCCCTGGTGTCCGGCTTGCCGGAGCCGCTCGATCGCGGTCATCAAGGCGACTGATTTCCCGCCCGATATCGTCAAGGACGCCGGCATCGATTGCGACTGGCATACGTGCCTCGACTGCAAGGCGATTTGGGAGCCGTTCCCTCCGCTCTATGTGCGCGATGTCGTCTGCGCTGAGCCGTGCGACAATTGCGCCTTCCGCCCCGGCTCGCCCGAGCAGCGCGATCCCGAGCGATGGGCCGAGCTTATGGTATCGCTCAAGGCCGCCGGCTATGACGGGCAAGGCTGGTTCTACTGCCACAAGGGGACGCCGATCGATATGAGCAAGGGGCCGGGAAATTTCCTCTTTCCGAAGCGCCCGCTGACGATAGACGGCGATCCGGTGCGCAATCCTGACGGCACGATCAAGATGATCGAGGACACGAGTCGGATGCGGACGTGTGTCGGCTTCCTCCGGATGCTATGGGCGCGGCGGGCGAAGGCCGAGAGCGAGGCGACGATATGAAACTGACTATCGAACCGACGCCGCATTTCTTTATGGAGGGCGAGGTTATGGTCCGGATGTGGCAGGGCCACGCCGAGGACGGCACGCGATGCGTCGCGCTCGTCGCCTGCGTCGTGCTCCCAGGCCAAGCCGATGCCGCCGCCGAGAACCTTGTCCCGATCCCGCCGCCGACGCCGGAGGATGCCGAGCGTTGGGCACGCCACATCACCGATCGGGCGATGCGTAGCGATGACGGCTGAGCGCGTCAGACACCCCGAAGCCGACGCCGATGAGATTTGGATCGGCAATATGTTTGCCGTCGATTTCCCCAAAGTCGGCTGGGAGACAAAGCGGATGGGCGAAGTAGCCTACGAAGCCCGCGGCCGGAGGATCGCTAATTTTCGGCCGGTGTTCGTCAAGCGCGCTGAGATCGAGGCGGCCGGCGTGCCGATCCCCGCGACCGGACCGATGGATCACCGCTGGTAAGGAAAAGACACGCCAATGAGCGCAGAAATCGAGCACGCGGAGGCTTTGCTGAGCGCGATAATTGTCGCCCTCGCTAGGACGTGGGAGGCCAAGCTACCGGGCTTCCTGGCGGAGTTTCGGACGCAATTAAGTGTCGAGATCGTAAATACCCCAGTTAACGATCCACTGAGGCTGACCATCGAAGAATTGGCCTCGCGCTTAGAATAAGGCTCACGCCCTACGCTTGGCGAATGCCGTGATCCATGCCCCAGGCGCTTTGGCATCCGGGCGGACCCGTGGCCGCGCGAGATGGAGAGGCTTTCTGAGCGGCACGATCCGATCATCCGGCGCCGGACCGATCGCCGTAGTATGCGGTGTGACGATCGGTCCGACGGCCGGCTCTACGCGGATCACCGGGGGAGGATCACGCGCCTCGCGCGCCGCGATCTCGGCCCGCCCGAGGCGCTTGAGATCGTCGGCGTGGAGTTCAAGCATTTCGGCGACTTCGGCCCGCCAGGACGCCCAGGCGCCGGATGTCGCCGTGAAAAACTGCACGGATTGCATGTAGTCGAGCGAATCATACTGCTGATCGCGGATATCTCCCACCGCGACCAGCAGCATCGCCGACCATAATTGCCGGCATCGGTCATCAGAATTTTGCGCCGGCATGATGGTTGATTGATACTGCGGCGGATTGAGTCGAGTCACCTATTTTCAGCCCGGTCATCGGTATGGCAGACCCCCGCCGAACAAGAAGAACACGAGCACGACGACGAGCACGAGCACGATCAGACCGCCGCCGTAGTGGGAGCCGCCGTAATACCCCGAGCGATAGCCGTAGTATCCGCCGCCGCCGAATAGCAGAAAGAGGATCAGGATCAGCAGGATCAGACCCATCGCCGGTATCCTTTCCCAAAAGAAACCCCGCGCCCGGTTCGATCGAGGGGCGCGGAGTTCCGGTTTGCAGTCAATTCCTTGGCCTGTGGAACCTAAGAGTTGAACGGGGGAAACTCTGCCGCCGATCGTCATACGGCGCAATACCGAGCGTCATCGCTCGCCATCGATCGCCTTCGCCACGCGCGCGAGCGGCCGATCGCCGAGGTCCGCCGCGGTCAGGCCGAGCGGCGAGACGGCTTTGGCGAGTAGAGCGGTCAGCGCGCGATCCGTGATCCGCCCGCGGAGATTGGCGATGTGACCGGCGATCTCGACCACGCGCGCCGCCTCATCGACCGAGAAGCGGCGATCGGCCGGGGCCTCGTCGATCAGGGTCAGCGCCCGGCTCCCATCGACGATCCCGTCATCGGTCCGATGGACCAATTCGCCACGCTCGAAAGCGAGTTGTGTCCTCGCCGCGAGTGCCCACCACTCGCCGACATCGAGCGAGGCGCGCGCCGCCGCCGCCTTGGCATCGCGCTTGCTCGCCGCATCGAGCCAACGAACCGAATAGGGGCCGTCGGTATGCTCTTTGTCCGCCTGTGTCGCCATCTCGCGCCTGCCGTATGATGTTTTGTGTGATGGCGTAATATGCCGGTAAAACTGGCGGACGCAAGCCGGCCTTAGCGGTTGCCCGGCGCGCAATGTGCGTTTTATAGTGCGGCGAGAGGACACTACCCCATGGACGTAAACGATGCGCTCCGCGCGTGGCTCGATGGCGCCGACCCGGAATGGATGGCCGAATCCGTGATCCAGGCGGGGAGCGAGCGCGACACCGAAATCGAGGGCCAGTTTTTCGAGCGGCTCGCCGAAGCCTTGCGCGCGCTCGCAGAGGCGGAGTGATGGCTGAATGGCTCTTTACGACCCTCGCCCACGTCGCGGGATGGGCGCTCGCCTTTAGCGTGGGCTTCCTGATCGGGCGGCTCGATCGGACCGAGCGGCGATGTCGCCGACGGCCGCCGATCCCGCCTCATATGCGATAACTAGCATATATCGCGCACGATAACCCGCCGCCACAATCACCGGAGCACCCCATGCCAAAGCCGCCGAATTCCGCCGAAATCTCGGCCGCCGCCAAAGCCGGCGCCGAGGCCGAATATGGCGGCACGATCGAAGTTAAAGCCATCTCCCTTGGAGGCGGCGAATTTAGCCCGATGGTAAAGGAATTTCTTGACGTCCTCGATCCGCTTCTCGACCTCGCAGGCGATCGCCTCGGCTCTCAGATGATGATCTCGGTCACGCTCTCGGCCGCGATCGCACGCCTACGGCTAGAACTGAGCGCCGAGGCCGCGGCTTTCGTGCTCCGATCGTTCGCGGACTCGCAGATGAGCCACGACTACAACGAGCTAGGGGACGGCTCCAATGGCCGATAAAATCGAGGTCCGCATCCCCGAAGTCGGCGAGAGGTTGCGGCCGGATGAGCAGATGTTCTTTGATAGCTTCAACGGGCTGATCGCCATGGCCAGTCATACGCTTGGGCGAGAAATCACAACCGCCCTCGCGCTTCGTGCCGCCACGAATGAGATGCGCCGCAATATCGGTCCCGCGGCGACGCGGTTTATACTCTTCCGCTACGCCGATGAGCAAGCCGAGGACGGCTCCGATGGCCGATGACAAGCCATGGAAGGCCGGCACCGGCCAAACGATCGACAAGCTCTTTGCTTGGGTCGCGACCGAGCCGGATGGCGGCGAGGGCATCTGCGCCGGGACGTTGCCCGGTATGCCGGGGATGACGCCGCTGATCGGCGCAGATCACGATCGGATCGAGTCGTTCCGGCCTTACGCGGCCGTCGTGCGGCAGATGACCGGCTATCCGGTCCGGCTCAAAGTTTTCGGTTCTGGCGTCGTGATTGACGAGATCGCGTGATGGAAGCAACACCGGAGCAAATCAACAAAGGCCGCGTCCTGCTTCGCACGCTCCTGCCATGGGCGCGCGCCGAGGCCCGCAAGGCGAACGATAGCAAGATGACGTCGGCGCTTGGCCTCGCGACGATCTCGCAATTGCGCGAGTCGATGCTCTATTCGCTGGCGATCTATCCCGCGCCGCTTGGCGGCTGGCACGCCGACGTGATTTTCCGAGGTATGCCGCCCGGCTATCCCAACGCGATGGGGACGCCCGCCGGGCAGCCCTGCCGAACCTTCCGGGAGGCCGAGGAACACGGCAAGGGGATACTCGTCGCGCTATGCCGGATCGCCGCGCAAAACGAGCGGGAGAAAACCGAACCGAAAAAGCCGGTATTTCAGCTTTACGGCGTCACGATCGAGCTAAAGCCGGAGATATACGCGCTCGCGCTCGCCGGACAGCCGGAGGGCGCCGGAGGCCCAAACGGCGGCTATGTCTCGAAAGAGCACGCGATCGAGCGGATCGAGGAAACCATCGCCAAGCTACTCCCCGACGGCATCGGGCTAGATCAGATCAAGACGCTCGATCATATGAGCCTGAGCCGGTTAATGGCCGTCCTTCATATCGCATCGCTGACCGGGGTTTTCCGCTATCCGCCGAAGCCGGACGCCTCGCCGGGGAGTGTGCATTGATGGATAACCCGTATGCCGCGCCGAGCTTCTCCGCCGCGACACGCGCCGCCTACGCCCGCGACCTTGCGGCTTTCCATGCGTTCTGCCGGGCGCATGATCTCGCCCTCGCGATGCCGGCCGATCCCGCCCTGATCGCGCGCTATCTCGCCTCGATCGCGCGGACGCACGCCACCGCCACGCTTCGCCGCCGGCTCCGCGGGATCGCCGCGGCGCATCTCGTCGCCGGCTATGACTTTCCATCCGACGCGATCATCGTCCGTAATACGATGCGTGGGATCGCCCGCGCCCATGGCACGCCGCCGCGCCGCGCCGCAGCACTTTGCCTACGCGAAGTCAGGGCGATGCTCCTTTCCTGCGATGAAACGCTCACCGGGCTACGCGACCGCGCGATCATCCTGATCGGCTTCGCCGGGGGCCTCCGACGATCGGAGATCACCGCGATCGAGCGCGAGCACCTCACGTTTCAGCCCGGCTCGATCCGCCTCCATATCCCGGCGAGCAAAACCGACCAGGGGCGCGCGGGCGACGAGATCGTCATACCGGCGGGGATGAACCGTATGACGTGCCCGGTCCGTACCTTGCAGCGCTGGCTTGAGGTATCTGCCACCCGGTTCGGCCCGGTGTTCCGCGGCATCGACCAATGGGGCACGATCAGCGATCACGCGCTTCATCCGGACGGCGTAAGACGGATCGTCCGACGCGCCGCCGAGCGCGCGGGGATCAAAGTCGCTGCGCACGAGACGCTATCGCCGCACGGGCTACGCGCCGGCTTCGTGACCGAGGCGCACCGGATGGGCGCACGCGACGAGGAAATCGCGGGGCATACCCGCCACAAAAGCCTTGCCTCGATGCGCGGCTATATCCGGCGATCGGGCAAGCTCGACGACAATCCAGCGGGGAAATTGGGCCTATGACCGATAGCAAGCACGACACCCCAGGAACCGCCGAGCAAGTCATCGCGAACGCCATAGAGTTTTCCGTGTGTAGCGACGGGAATTCCGATGCCCGCCTTGTTGCCCGTAGCGTTCTAGACGCCCTGGACCGGGCTGGATTCGTGCTCGCGCTGAAAGTCTCGGCAGGCGAGTTGTCGCCATGGCAGAAAGCGGAGGCGGCTATTGATCGTCATCGCGCGATGAAAGGGCGCCTCGGTTACGAGCGGCACCCTGACTTTGGGAAGGGACTAGTACCGTGAAATACGAATTCGCCGCGCTGATCCTGATCGCGACTGACGATCCGGTGCTGAGCAAAACGGGCATCGTCGACTCGATGCGTACCGCCTCCGGCGCCTCCGCGCTCCGCCATGCGGTGCTCAAGCATCTCCCGGCCGATCTGACCCGGCTGGTCGCGGTGATGCCGGTCGAGGAATCGCGCCTGATTATGATGCTCCATGAGGCGGTTGGCCGGGAGATAACCGGAGGCCGCGACGTTTTCCAGCGCCCGCCCGGCGATTACGTGCCGCCGACGCGCGATTGATGAGCAAGGCCAAGCTCACCGCGAAACGGCTCGCGGGCGCCGATCATGCCGTCCTCACGATCGAGGATGCGGCGAACCGCTACCGGCGCAAGCCATGCTCCGATTGCCCCTGGCGCATCGATGCGACCGGCGAATTCCCCGCCGAGGCGTTCATCCTCTCGGCGAATACCGCAACCGATGGCGCCTCGCTCGCGGCGGCGATCGTCAAGGGAGCGGCGATCAGCAATCCGCTCGCGACGTTCGCGTGCCATCAAAGCGGGGCTGAGCGGCCGGCGGTCTGCGCCGGCTATATCCTCCGCGGCGAGAGCGCGATCGGCTGGCGCATCGCGCTTGCCAAAGGCCGCTTCGATCCGGTGCTCGTCAGCGACGACGACATCGAGTTGCACGAGAGCTATTTCGAGATGGCGATCGCCAACGGCGTCGATCCCGACGATCCGGCGCTCGATCACTGCCGGCCATGGCGGCGATAACCCTCCCGCCGAAGCCGCGTAAGGGCGCCGCGTGCAATGGGTGCGGGATATGCTGCGCGCTTGAAGTCTGCGACATCGGCCGCATAGCCTATCCCGGCGCTCCGGCGCCGTGTCCTGGCCTTCGTATCCATGCCGGGCGGACATGGTGTCTGCCTCTCTTGGTCGAGACGGCGGCCGGCCTATCCCCGCTGATCGCCGAGGCGCTTGGCATCGGAATGGGATGCGACGCCGACGACGATGCACCTCCCGCATCCTGACTGGCTCTATCACCGGCTCGACGTCTCCGGCCCGGCTGAGCCGCTCGATCGTTTCCGCGCCGCGGCGGCCGGCGCCGGCATCGTGCCCTGGAGCTATCGCTACGCCGAAATGACCGAGGCTTGGTTTCATTGGCTCTTGGCGCTCGATCGCCGCCGCCGCATCCCGGTTGCCCGCGCGCGTGCCGGCGAGCTGCGCGAGGCGGTTGAGGCAAGCCACGAAGCGGCGATCGCATGGGTAGGCCGGAGCAAGGGATGCGCGTTCGATTTGCACGCCCTGATCCCGGTCCCCGGCGATCTCGCGATCCTCGGCCCCGACGATCCGGCCGCGCTCGCTTGGCTTTGGGAGCATTGGGGCACGACATGGCCGCTACGCCACGTCCGCAAGCTCCTAGAACCGCCCGCCTACGCCGTGGAATTTTTCGCGGCCGATTGGACGCCCTGGCCGGCGATCGCCGCTGTACGGCTTCGCTACCCGGATTTGCGGTTCGATTTGCGGGTGCGATACTGATCCCCGCGAGGACACGACATGCGAAGAACGAAAAAGCCGATCGACGAGATGATCGCCCATCGCAAGATGCGCCGGCTCGCCGAACCTATCTGGCGCGAGGATCGGCTGATCCGTCAGCGGACCGCGATGGAGATCAGCGCATTCATTCTCGATGAGGCGCAAGAGCATTGTCTGGCGTCATGGCTCTTGTGTGCGCTCCCCGAGTTCGCCCGTCAGATCGGGGCCGGCGTCGCCGTCCATGCGCTACTCCGCGGCGTCACCTCGGCCTGGGACGCGCTCGCCGCGGTCGATGCGATGGACGGCACCGAGGCCGGCGAGATGTACGAACGATCGGGGGATGCGGGCGAGTTCGTCTGGCGGCCGGATGCGGTATGGCTGACGACGCATTTCGCGGTGCGACGGTGCGATCATTGCCGCAAGCCGTATCAAGGCCCGGCGGTCTATTGCTCGAATGCCTGCGCGTCCGCCGATGGCTGACCGGCGTCGCGGATCGGCCGGCTATTGTCCGCTGGCGGCTCCATATCGAACGCATCGAAGATCGCTTCTTCGATCGCATCGAAGATCATCCGGCGAGATTTGGGGAACCGGTCGGGTTTTGGTTTATCGCTCATCTGACACCTCGATCCAGATTTTACATGAGCGCGCGATTTTCGCCAGATTCAGTTTGATATGCCATCGTCGCCAGCTTAGAAAATGCCTACCGGGCGCCTCGCCGGAATTCAGCGGGCAGGATATCGACCATGACGAACCATCCGAATCGTTCCCGCGTCGCGACCGCCCGCCGGTCCGCGAAATCCGCCGGCTACTATGTTCGCGAGGGGAGCTATCAAGGCACTCCTGATGACCGCCTCGGCCGATGGTATGTCGGCCACGACGACGGCGATTTCCGCCCCTACGGCGCCGGCTATGCGACGCAATCGGCCGCATGGCTCGCGGCGGCCGAGCAGACGGAAACGGGACGATGAGCGTCGATAGCCGGCCGTTCTCAATCCCTCTTGTATTTCGGATGGGCGGGGGTCTCGTTTTCGCTGTGGAAGGCGACGGGGTGCAAGTTCTGTCAATCAGACCTGGGATGAAAGGAGATGATGTTCTCCCGGTTCTAGGAACCGTCAATCGTGAGCATTTGGTTATGATTGCCACGGAAATCCTAAAAGAGTTTGGTCTGACGGTAGTTCAGAGCGCGCCGCCGAGCGACGAGAGCGCCGGCACCGGACGCGAGTGATGTATCATACCGAACGCGCGCGAGTGATGGAGAGCGCCAAGCGGAATTTCGAGCGCGGCTTGCCGTCAAGCTGGCAGACCATCGGCGGGCGCGATTACGTGCTTCGCCGATGGTCCGGCGGCCGGCTTTTCGAGCTTCGCCGCGATGGCCGCAAGTGGGCACTGCATGAGATCGCTAACGATGAGGCGACATTCATCGAGCGCTGCTCGTCGATAAACGTCGCTCTCATGCGCACCAACGCAATCGCAAGCAACACCGGACGGGAGTGATGGACAAAGAAATTCGCGCCTATCTCGACGCGATGGAGGCCCGGCTTATGGCGCGCATGAATGACGCCCAGGAAGCCATTATCGAGCGCGTGCGGTCATGCGAGACGTCGATCGCCGCGCTGACCGAAGTCGCTCGATCCGGTAATACCACGATGGGCCTCATCGCCGGCATGATGGGCGATGTCGCGCGCCGCGTGACCGATTTGGAGAAAAAGGGCTAGACGCAAAAAAGGCCCCGGAAGCGCCGAAGCGCCGCCGGGGCCAGATTTGGGGGGAAACGCCGCTCTCTATGGGGTTGCCGGCGGCGTAGGAGCCGGCGCGTCTGTCGGCGCCGGGGCGGCGGCCGGCGTGTTTGCCACGACCGCGGCGGAGAGCACGCCCGTATTCGCATTGATCTCATCGACGAGGGTTTGCAATTGCTCCGGCGTCGCCCCGCCGGAATTCGCCTGCGACCGGAGTTGTCCGGCGATGCTCTGCAAGAGGGTCGTGATACCGCCCTCTACGCTTGTCTGTGCTTGGATCGCGTCCTGCACGTCCTGAAATGATGCCATGACTTCTCTGCTTCTCCCTTCAAGTAACGCATAAAGCCCATCGATTTTGCGATCGATCCGGTGGAACCAGTGGATAAGAGTGGATTCCGACATTGCCCGCACACAATCGCACATCGGCCCGCAGGATGGAACAGACCGTTGTGTGATCTTTCAGCCGATCGACCACGCCTTGAGTTGGGCGGCGAGAACATCGGGATCGACCGCCGGATCGTGCCGGCCGGCGGAGGTAAGCTGACGCCAGACGAAGCCGTAAGCCTCATCGAGCCGCTCTTTGAGCCATGCCCAAGTCACCGGTTGCCAATCGCCCCAGGTAGCCGCGCGGACCGTATCGGCGTCGCCGAGGCCGGTATAGTCGCAGAGGACCATGGCGTGCCGGGCGATGACGTCGCCGTCGTCGCGGCCGGTGACGACATCCCAAACCGCCGGGCGCACGTCCATATCGCGCTCGCGGATGGTGACGCCAACATAGGCGTGCCCGAGGCGAGCCATCGCGAGGGCGAGCAGCGAGCGGTTGCCGACGGGGAGGGTGCCGGCGAGGCCGACGAGCGCGGTCTGCGTCCCGACGTCGAAGCCGGTAAGGGTCTGCTGGCGGATGACGCTGGTCATCAGCACGCCATCGCTCGCGGTCAGCGCCGCGTCGCTCGCATCGATCCCGGCAATCCTGGCGTAGAAATCGATCACGCGATGGACGTCGATGATGAGGCCATAGCCGGCGATTGCGGCGACGAGGCCGGCGGAGTTCGCGATCCCCGCGGCCGTGCAGACCGGGAAAACGTCGTTATGGTACAGCCCCGGATGGAAGCCGATCGCGCTTCGGTCGAGCGTGAGCGGCGGGATGCTCGCGGCGAACGCATGGCTGGCTAGGGACGGCACGCGCGCGACCTCGGCGGGATCGTGCGGGAGCCGGCCGAACCGCATCACGCCCGGCTCCGGAGCACCGCACGCGCCTGCTCCGGGGCCATCGTCGGCCGCCGCGTGCCGGCCGCACTCAGCCCCGCCATCGCGAGGATGACCGGGAGCAAGGCGAGCGCCGATTGCACAAGCGCGGATGCGCCGGGCGCTTTCGCGAGATAGGGATCGAGCAGATTGGCAAGCGTATTGACCGCCGTCTTGATCGCGTCGATCGGCTTTTGCCCCGGCGTGAGCGAGGCCGCGATCCCCGCGGCGTTGGCCTGGATGTCGGCGAGGATCGCTTGCGCCTGGGCGGCGACGTTGGCCGGTAGGCTGACGCCCGGCGTCGCCTGGATCGCGGCGACGATCCCCGATAGCCCGCTCGAAATCAGCGACACGTCGCTTTGGATCGTCGGCGCCGATGGCGCGTTCGGCGTGGCGTTGTTCTGACCGCACCCGGCAAGCGCGGCGGCGAGGATCAGCGTGAGGGTCCGGCGGCGGTTCATGGGTGCGATCCTTGAGGGAGTGGGGTGATCGGCGCGAGCGGTGGCACGGTAGAGGCCGGCGAGGCCGCTGTACCGATGTTGCTCTCGATGTTCGCCAGCCCGATCCGCGCGGCGAGCTTGCCAGCGATCAGCGGCGGGGTGATGCCGAACCGGGCCGCCTCATCGCCGGCATGGTCAAGCACGTACTGCACCCCGACCGCCATTGTCGGCGAGACACCGGGCGGCGGATCGAGCGTGAACGTATGCGATCCCGTAGCCGCGAACGATTGCGCCTCCTGCTGCATCGCCCCGAGCGCGTTGCTAACGGCGGCGTCGAGCACCGCGGCCGATTGCCGATCCTTGATCGTCTTGGCCGCGTAGGCGTCGATCAGGAGCTTGAGGGTAGCGAAAACCCCGGCGACGATGGCGAGTATGATCGGCGTCAGATCAATCGTCATACGGCCATCTCCCCGGCGATCGCCCGGTCGAAAAGTGCGAGGATGTCATCGTGCGTCGTCGCCGGATGGTCGTTGTACTGGGGGAGCGAAAGAAAGCCCTCCGGGATCAGGCGGGAGACGATCATCAGGCATTGAATGCGGATCGTTATGTCCGGCTCCGCCCGATGGATCGCCATCGCGGCGCATAGCTGCCACGGCGGCGGGGCGCCGTAGCCCCTCCCCTTGCCCCATCGCCAGCGCCAGCGGATCAGCGCGCGGGCGGAGATCAGCGCGAGGGTTTGGCGCGTGGCTTCGGGAGGATTGTCAAACGGCATGGGTGCCTCCATCGGGGGCGAGCAGGCGGGCGATGACGCGCGGCCCGCGATCGCCGACTTGCTGATACCAGCGGCTAGTTCGGATTTCGTTGGCCGCCGCTTGCCAATTGGCGGATTGCATCGCGGCAAAGAAACGGACGAATTGCGAGAACGATCCCCACCCCATGAAGCAGAGATTTATCATTACCCTTTGCTTGGCCGGCGGGAGGGTGCGCCACCATGGGATATTATGATCCATGATCGATGCGGCATTCGCGATATCGTTGGCGAGCATCAGATCGATCTCATCGTCGGATAGGCCGCGGCCGGTCAAATTCCGCCCGACGGCGATCGAGAGATAGCCTTTGGTGTCAGTGTACGGAAATAGCCGCCGGCCTTCGTCTTGCGTGAGTTCGCGCCGCGTCTCGGCGAGATCAAATGTATCGCTCATTCGCTGTCCGATTCTTCAAGGATATGACCCAAACTCCGGACCGCCGCGCGCGCCTCATCGAGCATTTGCGCGGTGGCTTTCTTGCCCATTTTCTCGATGGCGGAGAGCGCCTCGCGGGCGCGGATATCGGCATCGTGGATACGCGACACGTAATCGGCGGGGACATCTGGCGCGAGTGCCTTGGGAAGCTCTTTCGCGGCGGCGGCGTGATATTCGTGGGTGATCGAGGCGATCTGCTTCGTCGCCGGATGGACCGGCGGCGGGGCTGGTTCGGCGATCGGCGGCGGCGGTTCCGGCTCCGGCGGCGGCGGGCTTGCCGCTTGCGGTGGCGAGCAGCCGCTAGCGATCAGGATGCACGCGAGAAGTATTCGCTTCATGGCCGGCGGCCGGTCTGCGCTTGCTGCACCCGATCGCCGACGAATTGCATCTGCGCCTCCAACCGATTGATCCTGCTTTCGAGCGCCGAGATTTCCTTTTCCATATCGCGCCGCGCCTCATATCCGCTCCGCGCCGCGTCCGTTATGTCGCGCTCGACCTCGCGCCGCGCGGTGTTCCGGCTCGTGTTGATCTCATTGATGCGCCGATCAAGATCGATATTCGTTCGGTGCTGCTCGCCGAGCGATCCGCTCTCCCCGTCGATCGCGTGAAGCCGATCCTTGATCGAGTCCATATCGTGCCGATTATCCGAGAGCCATGCTCCGACGCCGATCAGGCTCCCGGCGGAGGCTACCGCGATGCCGGCGAGAAACGATAGCAGCGCGAAATTAACGCGGAGCCAATTGATAAGCGTCGAGCGGGTAGGAAGCTCCGGCGGGGGTGCGGCGGGCGGCTCGTCGGCCATCGCCTACGGGATGGTTGCCGCCTGGGTAGGCCATGCCGGCGGACCGCCATGGGCCATGATCGCCGCCTGCGTGGTCAGCGCGGAAACCAACGGTGCAACGGCGCGAAGGAAGGCGACAAACTGATCGATCGAGAAGCTATGCGGCGCTCCTGTGGCATCGGGATAGGGTTGCGTCGTGCCGCCGGAAGGGAACACGCCGAACTGGCTCGCGAAAAGCCCGATCTGATAGATTTGAGCGGTCGAAACCGCATCGAGCGCATACGTGGCGTTAAGCCCTGGGTTGCCGGTCGATGTCAGCGTGATCCCGGCGGCGATCCGGGTTGCGAGTTCTCCCGCGGAAAGATCGGCGGGATCGGTTGAGGGCGGCGGCGTTGGATCGGCAAACGTCCAGGCGCCATCGATATTTGTCGCCGTCCAATTCGGCTGCGGTGCTGGCGTGAACGATGAGATATCGACCCATGCAAGCGTGTCGTGAACCTCGAAAGTAGCCTCTGCGAGTTCGGCGATCCGGCCGTCGGCGATCAGCGCGAAGGTCATCAGGAGTACTCCCGCACGATGATAAGCCCCTGCTTACCGAAGCCGCCAGCGGCGTTGCCGGAAAACGTCGATTGGAGGCACGCGCCCGATCCGGCGCTTCCGAAATTCGCCGCATCCGCGCCGCTGCTGACGAACGAAACATAAGGCGCCCCGTCGCCATAGGGCGAGCCGCCGCCTTTGCCGGATACCGGCGTGATCGCATAGAAGCCGGCGTCGCCGGCATCGCCGACGCAATTGAGATCGCCGCCCGCGCATGTCCCGCCTGGGCCGAGGCCGTTAAGGCTATTTGTCGCGTTCGAAAGCGGCCCGCCGACGGTGCCGCCGGTCCCGCCCGTTGCGGTAATCAGGCCGCCGAATGATGTCGCCCCGCCGTTGTTTCCGGCCGCGCCGAGGACCGGCGTCCCGCCGGCTCCGATCGTGCATGAGACGCCGGAGAAACCCGTGAGGATGCGCTTGCGGCCCCAGCCGCCGCCGCCGCCGCCGGCCCCGGCGGAGACGAAGCCGGAGCTTGGCCCGATCGCCCCGCCGCCGGCCGCACCGCCGCCGACAAGCTCGACATCGACGCCGTTCGTCCCCGCCGTCGGCGTGTAAGTCCCACTCGCGGTGATATAGCGGATGTTGATGAGCCGCCAGCTATAGGCCGTAACCCAATTCGCGCCGCCCGTGTCGGGGTTGCTCGCGTTGTTATCGGCCGTCGACTCCCAGTACTTGCCGAACGTCGCGGCCGAAGCGACGACGGCGCCCTTGGGATAGCCGCCGATCGCGGTCTGAAAGCTCGAATCATAGGTGATCGGAGCGCCGGCCTGGAACCATTGAAGCCATTGCGTGATCTGCTTGAGGATGCCGTTGAAATCCTGCGCAAACGGCCATGAACCGCCGGAGGCAATCGGAATAAAGGTGTTCGGCGGGAAACCATCGGTCAGGCTCGCCGCGCCGTTCTGAATGCTGATCTGACTAGCCTGCGGGATCGCACGGATGAAGCCCCCGCCTGCGGAATTTGCCCACGGGATCGGGAATTTGGCGGGAATGCCGCTGTCTTGCATCAGATTTGCACCACGGTTGCCGCTACACCCGCCGGCCGGGGGAGGATGCCGGATTGTGAGACGATGGCGAATTCGACTGGCGAGAGGATCGGCGAGAAAGCGAAAGTGAAAGTCATCGTCATGTCGTTTCCGTCGGTGGCGTAAACATTGCCCCGGCCAGGAAAGAGGTTGAGCAGCACTTGATTGATCGCCGGGATCGAGCCGTCGCAGATGTTCGCCAAGGCTTTCGCGAAGATCAGCACCCGATAGGCGTCGTCGCTGATCGAGAAATTGCCCGTCGTCGCACCGCCCGAGTAAAGCGGCCCGCCGGAGTTGAACGGCGATTCGCTCGTCGCATCGGCCGCCTCGGCGAAGCCGAAATAGAGGCCGGAGGCGACTTGCAGCACCCGGCCGACGCCAACGATCCGTCCCCACACATCGAGGCCGTAGCCCTCCGCGGTATCGACGTTCCAGAGCAAATCATAGAAATTGTCGATGTCAGCGGACGGGTCGATGTAGTCATTCATCGACGAGATCAGTTGAAAGATCGAGGCGCTGTTCGCGAATGCCGAGATGATCGTGGCGCTGAAATTCTCCATCGGATTAGACCAAGATCAGCGCGATTTCTGGCGTGGCGATGACCGGCGTCCGGTCGATGTTGACGGCGATCGA